TCCTTCGCGGACGATCCGACTCCGGCGCGCACGATTGCGACGGAATGGTTTGTGTACGAGGCGTTTTAATGGCAAAGGCAAAATCGCAAAAACCGGCTGATAACTGGAAAGAAATTTTTCTCGCGGCGCTGCTCAAATCGAGCAATGTATCGGCAGCTTGTCGTCAGGCAAAAATTCCTCGGATTTCCGCGTATAATCACCGCTCAAAAGACGAAGAGTTTGCGAGAGCATGGGACGATGCATTGGAAGAGGCGCTTGATGACGCTGAGTCGGAAGCGTGGCGGCGCGGTAGAGATGGCATTATCTCGAATCGGCAATATGATAAAGAGGGTAATCTCATTAGCGAGACGCGCCAGTATTCCGATACGCTGTTGATTTTCATGCTCAAGGCGCACAGACCGGAGAAGTTCCGGGAGACAATTCGCAATGAATTGACCGGCGCCAGAGGAAACGCCATTCGCCTGTCGCAGGAACATGATCTGTCCAAGTTGAGCCTAGACGAACTCATTCAACTGCGTGCGATTGTGGCAAAGGCAGATGCGGCTACCAAGTCTTGATGCTATTGATACAGCAATGGCCGAGCGCAGCTTGGCGCATTATGTGCGGCAGGCATGGCACGTCCTAGAGCCGGCAACCGACTACATTCACGGGTGGTACGTCGAGGTCATCTGCGACCACCTGGAGGCGGTGACGAGAGGCGAGATTAAAAATCTAATCATCAACGTGCCACCGGGCATGATGAAAAGTTTGCTCACCGGCGTATTCTGGCCTACCTGGGACTGGATCGCCCATCCGCACCGGCGTTACCTGACGGCTAGCTATGCGCAGTCGCTATCGACGCGAGACGCTCTCAAGTCAAGGCGCTTGATTCAGTCGGAATGGTATCAACAGCGATGGGGTGATAGATTCAGCCTGACCAGTGACCAGAACCAGAAAACCAGGTATGACAACAACAAAGCCGGTTTTCGGGTGGCTCTGTCGGTGGGCGGTGCGGTTACTGGCGAAAGAGGCGATGCACGGATACTCGATGATCCCCATTCTGCCGACGACATCAAATCGGATGTGCAACGGGAATCGTCGCTCGAATGGCTACAGCACGTATGGCCCACCCGCAAAATGAGCAAAGATAGCGTCGAGGTCATTATCATGCAGCGCTTGCATGAAGGGGATGCTACCGGCTATCTGCTCAAAGAGATCGGCGGCTATGAACATCTCGTGCTCCCGATGCGCTTTGAAGGAATAGCCTGTCGCACTGTGCTAGGACTTGCCGACTGGCGCACGGAACCGAACGAACTATTAGCTCCAGAGCGCTTTGACGACGAGGAAGTTCGCAATTTGGAGCTGCGCTTAGGCACTGATGCGCCTGGCCAGTTGCAGCAACGGCCATCGGCGGCAGAGGGCGGCATTTTCAAAAAAGCATGGTGGGCAGAACAACGAAATCGTTACCATCTGAACAGTGCGCCGATTCGTAATCAGATTGTGGCACGCTGGCTCTTTTTTGACACAGCGTTTAAGGATAAGGTGAGTAACGACCCATCCGCCTGTTGCGCCATGGAACTGTGGCCGGATTACCGCATGGCGGTGCGTTGGATGTGGCAGGAGCGCATAGACTCCGCATTTTTGCCGCGTCGCATTGAAGAGTATGCGGCCCGCTGGAACTTTGACGGCAAACTGCGCAACGTGGTGATTGAGGACAAGGGCAGCGGTACCACGTCGATACAGACGCTGCGCATGAGTGCGCCATCGTGGTTGGCAGAGATGATAGCGGAGTTTCAGCCGCACGGCACGAAAGAGTATCGGGCGAGGCTGGCGTCTGTGTGGTGCGAACGGGATTGTATCCAGTTGCCGTTCCCCTCAGACGATAATGCAGACTGGTACACGGAATTTCTTGACCAAGAGCATGGGCAACTGTGGGTGTTTCCGAATGCGGTACATGATGACATGACCGACACATTGACAATGGGTATTATCTTTTTGGAGCATTACATCAGCGAAGGGTATTGGAGTAGAAAAGCAAATGAGCAGAATGCACTATCTGAAGACCGCTGACAATGGCGAGCCGTCTATATGGTGGTCATGGCAGGATTTACGACGAAACTACGATTGACGGTTGGCCGGCGCATTGTATAACGAGGTGAATGAACCATGAGAGAATATACAGACGAGGAACAAAAAGCGCACGATGCAATCTCGCAAATGATTGATGAGTTGCCGGCCCTATTTTATGGCAGGGACGATAATGCGTGGGAGGATTGCGTAATAGCATTGCATGAAGCGGTCATGCGCAGCCGATCTGCCGATAAACGCCAACCGCACAGTAACGAGGAGTGACATGGCGACATTAATCGGAGCATTTAACACCTGGTCAGCGTGGTGGGCGCATTTGACGACCACATTGCAGCGCGGCGAAGAGCAGGCGTCCGCCTGGCGCGACCAGTATAATTTTCTACAGGCATACTACCTCAACAATGGCCTGTACGACGTGCTGCGCACCTCTTTCGCCCAACTGGGCTATTCGTCGGATGCGCTGAAACCGTTGCGCAATCCGGCATATCGAGTGGTTGAGTTCTATGCGGCCAAACTCTGGCCGGGGATGTTGCCTCAGGCGCTGTCGATTATTGCCGACAATCGACGCATCCAAGAGCCAATAGAGCAGATCTGGACGTGGAGTAACTTTGGCAGTGAGAAGCAGTCCATCGCTCGCTCGTTCCCAGAATATGGCGACCTATTTCTCAAGGTTGCCACCCGGAGCGACGGGAACCGCGTTAGCCGGGTCTATTTCCAAAATCTCGCGCCCCAGTCGATTACGGATTTCGACACCGACGAACGGGGCTATGTGACCTACATCCGCATTGACACGCCACAGCAGCGACGCCAGACCGCCGGGCGCATGGAAAATTACACACTGACCGAAGTATGGGACAAGGGCACACAACTATTTCGGCGATGGGAACACAAACGCTCACTGGATGCGCAATTATCGCAACTGGGCCAGCCGGCCGTAGAACAACCGTTCAGCGTCTTTGGCATTGACTTTGTGCCCATCGTGTGGCAGCCTTTCCGCCACATCGGGCAAGAGCGCGGGATGGCGGCCATTACACCGGTAATTGACAAAATCGACGAAGCGAACCGGCAGGCGACGCGCTTGCACCAGATGCTCTTCCGCTACAATAAGCCCTTGTGGGCGGCTTCGGCGGGTGGCGCCGATGCGTCTGGACGCCCTTTGCCTCCACCGCGCCTGGCCGGCACAGATGGCAGCACTCTACCTCGCACCGATGATCTTGAGAGTGATGATATTTTGCGCCTGCCGGGCGCAACCAAAATCGACGCCCTCGTACCCAACATCAACTACGAAAGCGCCCTCTCTGTGTTGAATGACCACATGCGCGAAATTAGCCGCGACTTGCCAGAAATGGTCTATGCCGAAATTCAGGAGCGTTCGGATCTGAGTGGCGTTGCCATCCGCTATTTGCTAGAGGCGGCCATTGACCGGCTGTTGGAGGCGCGCGGCAATGCTGAATCAGCGCTGGCCAGGACTAACGCGATGGCGCTAACGATTGGGCAGGTGACCGGACTATTCCGGGGATTAGGCACCTATGAAGCTGGCGACTTTGATCACACGTTCGCCGACCGACCGGTGCTGACCCCTCCAGAATTAGAGCGAGCGCAGATTGTGCAGACCTATGCCGGTGCGGGCGTGCCGTTGCCGGTGGCCGCAAGAAAAGCGGGATGGAATGAAGAGGATGTTACAGAGCTAACCGTGGCGGTCGATAGAGAGCAAGCGGCGCTGGATGCCACAGCGCCAACGGCCGTGGCACAACGATTGCGTATGACGATCAATGGTCAGCCGCAACGGGTAAATGGAGCGCAGCCTAGATGAGCTATCGGGAGCGGCTGATTGACTATCTATCTCGCTTAGTGGCGGATGGCGTCATCACGGAATCGGAGGCGGTGCAATTGATTCGGGACTATGACGCGGGCGAGTTGGAAGAGTTTGAGTTGCCGTTGGCGCCAGACGAGTTGCCACTTGCCGAGCCTGACGACCGCACCGCCGAAATTGCCGCGTCGCTTTTGCTCTTGCTTAGCCGTACTGAGCTACCATCTGTCCCCCAGCCGGCGCAACTGGCGATGATTAATCAGGTGCAGGATGAGTTCGAGCGGGTAGTTCGCGGGTTGGCGGGACGCTACAGTACAGGATTGATGTCACTCCCCACCTGGCAAGTGGAGATGCTGGCCGCCATGCGGCAACACACGATGCAACAGATGATGGTGGGCAGTCGCAACACCGCATTGGCACCTAGCCAGTTGACTAGGCTAGAAGAGATTATGCGCGGGGAAGCTGCCTTTTTGAGTCGCTTTGCCGACCAGATCGCCGCTCAGGGGCTAGAGGGCGCATTGATGAGCGAATCGCAAATTGCTAATCGCGCCACGCTCTATGGCGGTGTGGGGCGCGGTGAAGCTTTCCGTTGGGCAGAAAGTATCGGCACTTCTGCCGGCTACGTAATTGATTATGTGAGCAGAGATGATTTCCGCACCTGTCCCGCTTGCATCGGCGCGCAGATGGCAGGCCCCTACCTCCCCAGTCAGGGGCCGATGCCGGGTCAAGTGTGTTACGGACGTAGCCGCTGTCGTTGTTTTCGTCGTCTACGTTATGATCCTGTGGCCTATGGGCTGTTAGGCGGACGGTAAGGTGATGGAAAAGAACCTATTGAAATCTGTCAATATTCGTGCTACAATGACGGAAGAGCGCAGACAGGAGCGCTTTGTGGTGGATAGAAGCGAGCTAGAAAATGAGCATCGCAATCTGTTACAGCGAATCCACCAATTACGACGTTTGCTCGGCTATCCGCCACTGATGACAGGAAAAAAGCAGCGGATAGAAACCTAAAAATTTAATATACGCCTTTCGGGAAACCTTAGCGGCGAAATCGACAGAGGAAACTCTGTTGATTTCGCCGCTTTTTTTTGTTTCCTTTTTCCTTTACGTCAACTGGAGACGGTTCAACCAGGAGCACCCAATGCTGATTTTTTCAAGATTGCTCTTTGAAGCAGATAAGGGCACTGAGGGCGGCGACACGACGGGAGACGCTACCGGCACAAACAGCGGGACAGACAAGCCGACGCCAACCTTTACACAGTCCGATGTGGATCGGATTGTCAACGAGCGATTAGACCGTGAGCGCAAAAAAGCCGAAACCGCAACCCAAAAGGCGCGGGAAGAAGCTGAGTCAAAAGCCTTGGCTGACCAGGCTAAATTTCAGGAACTTGCCGACAAGCGCGGCAAACAAGTCACCGACCTCGAAACCGCCAATGCCACGCTGACCACGCACCTCGAATCGGCGACGGCCAAAGCCGACCGCCACGAGAAAGCGTTGCAGAAATTGTTGGCAGAGCAGTTGAAAGTCGTGCCTGAACACCTGCACAGCCTGTTGTCGAAACTGGATGCCGTCGAACAGTTGGAATGGATCGCCGGCAATGCCGACAAGATGAAGATTGCGACCAATGGCGTCCCATCGACGCCCAAGGCGACAGCATCGGATGGATTCGACAAAGAAAAGGCAGCGAAAGACGCTGAACGGTTCTATCGCAGTCGATTTTAGGAGACTGAACAATGACAGCAGTAGCACTAGTCACCGCTGGCAAGCTCAGGGTAGTGGAGTCAATTCAACAATTGACCTTGCCCTTTGCTGAAGCGTGTAATGTTGGTCAGGCGGTGCGTATTGATACGACCACTGGCAAATGGACAAAGGCGAATGGTACGGATGCCAACGAAGCGCGCGTATGGGGCGTCCTGGTAAGCAAAGATGCGGCAGGCGCGGTGGGCACTGCCATTCGTAAGGGGGTGGTGGATGGATTCGACTTGGCCTCACTGGCCTACGATTTACCCATCTACATGAGCGACACCGACGGCGGACTCGCCGATGATGCCGCCTCGACGGTTGATGTCATTGTCGGACGCGTGATTCCGGGTACTTCCACCACCTTGGGCACCGCCTACGACAAATTTCTAGAGATTGATCTCTAAGGGGGCGGTGAAACCATGGCCAATCAAGTTTTGTACGGGTTCGACCGTCTCGCCGATGTTTTCGCAGAGCGTATCAACAACACGCTCATTCCTCAAATTACCGCTGCGATTGATGCAACGCTGGCTGAACACAACCGGCAGTTAAACGCGTTCATGAACCTCTTCGTTGACCGGACAACCGACTACAAGCGACGCTACAAATCGCCGGTGGCCGCTCGTCTACAGCCGATTGACGAAATCGGACGAGCGCGTCCCATCCAGCGGGCGGGCTACTACGACATTGCGTTTCCTCTCCAACGGGCTGGCACCGCCTGGGGCTGGACATATGAGGCGCGCATCAAGGCAACGGTCGCAGACACCAACGAACTGATGAGCACCATTTTGACCGCCGATGCGCGGTGGGTGCGCGACCACATTTTCGCGGCGCTGTTTCTGGCCGACGGCTGGACATACACCGATGAACAATGGGGTGCATTGACCGTCGAGGGCCTTGCGAATGGCGATGCGATTCAATATCTCATTCAGGCAGGCCAAGATGCCGGCGCAACCGACACCCACCTGCTGGCGCAAGCCGGCGCAATTGCCGACAATGCCGATCCTTATTCCACGATGAAAACGGAACTCCTGGAGCATCCTGAAAATAGCGGCGATGTCGTGGCGTTGATTCCTACCGGGCTAGTTGCCACGACCAGGGCACTAACTTCATTCATCCCGTTGCCCGACATGAACATTGATCCTGGCGTTGCGGCGGCGCGGCTGGTGGGCAATCTGGGCGCAACGGTGCCCGGCACGGTCATTGGCTACCACGATGATGGCGTGTGGATTGCGGAATGGCCAGCGATGCCAGCGAACTACATCATTGCCACGGCGACCGGCGGCGACCGGGCGCTCTGTATGCGCGAAGAACCAGAAACGCAGTTACAAGGCTTTGGCCGAGTTGCTGACCGTGACGACCATCCATTCTACGAATCGCAGTATATGCGCAAATGTGGTTTTGGTGGTCAGAACCGGGTCAATGCCTTGGTGACTCGTATCGGCAATGGCAGTTACGCCGTTCCTACTGGCTACGATTCGCCTATGCCGTGAGGTAATTAATGCATCCAACTAGCCTAGCCAAACGTCAACTTGACGCTCAAAACCGGTGCATGACGGCAGCGGCGGCCATTGCAAAACAGCATGGTCTACCGCTGCCCGAAGCGCGCCAGGTGCGTCAAGCCGACGTTGCGCAACTGTTCAAGTGGGAAGCGTTAGCCGCCTTTCTGGAAAGCCTCGCCAACACATCGGCAGGGATCAGCCTAGCCGATGTGTTGGCGACAGAGGGCCTATCCAAGAGCGCTGCTAACGCCATCAGAAAGCACTTCGGAGAGGAATCTACCGATGAAGAATAAGACAATCTGGTCAGTAGTTCTAGCCTTGACGCTACTACTGACCGGTTATGCTGCGCTGAATGCGCAGACCATCAAGCAAAACTTTGAATGGATCATCGCAAAACGCATTACGGTCACACTCAACGGCATCACGGTACAGCGGGGCGGTGTGACCGTGACCGATGGCGGTATTACAGTCGCTGATGACGATGTGACCGTGACCGAAGGCGTAACGGCTGCGGATGTCACGGTGAGCGATGACCTAACCACCCTGGACTTGTACGTCACACAATCGGCATCGCAGACAATCACCTATGGCGGCACGATTACCCCGACCGGTGCATACCACCAAATTACGGCGGCGGCGGCCAGAGGCACATCAAGTGTAGCTGGCGTCAGCACAGCGGGGAGGGTGGTGACACTTGTAAACGTGGGGTCGAATACTATTACCCTGACCGACACCGGCACGCTCAAGTTGTCCGGCAATGCGGCGCTTGGGCAATACGACAGTATTACGTTGCTCTCCGATGGCACTAACTGGATTCAGGTATCTAAGGCGGACAACTAACATGGCCGTTCCGGTACGCTACACAGATACGAGCCTGGCTCAGTACATGCTGAACACGCTGCAACCAGAGGTGTACACATGCTTCGACTGGGGCATTGATGATTTCACCGAAGAAATCACCGATACGCTGCTCTCCTATGGCGTAGAGACAGTGGCCAACATGACTGACATCAAAAAGGTGCGCGTCCTGGCCACCTTTTTTGCCTGGCGTAAGGCGTATCGGGCATCTTCCAAATTCATCAATAACTCGGTTGAGCGGGACTTTCGTAGTCAATCGCAAATCTGGGAGCATATCAAAGAGCAGTTTGAAGAGGCGAAAGCCGCGGCTGATCCGCACCTAGGCGACCTAAACGGCTATGCAATCCAGGTAGGAACAATGACCTGGGCGTATGACCCATACGTGCCGTATGAGGTGGAAGCATGAGCGAAGCGATTTGGGTTGACCTGGATACGCTGTTGGTCACGCAGATTACGACGCAGATGGGTACATCCTCGCCGTACTCTACCTACCAGGTAAAGACGGTAGTCGCCCATCCGCTACACAGCGTCCGTGACTGGGAGGGCTGGGAATTGCCCGCGGTCGTGGTGCTCGGTTCTCGTGTGGAACGCCAACCAGGCGCGCATGATAGCAACGGTCCGCACTACGACAAGCGCTACCCCTATGGGCTAGTCATCATCTGCGAAGGCACACGGATTCAGGCGACGCTCATCTCCAAACTGCTGGAAAAGCGGCTAGAGATTGTCTGCAAGGGGTTGACCTTTACCGGCATCGCTGGAACAGACGGGGAGCGCGTGCAAAAAGCCATTCTTCAAGGCACACCGCCGCTAACGCTGCACGCCAAGCCAAACTGTGAGGATACCTACTATGCCGTTGTTGCGCCCCTCCTGGAAATCAGAACATTTGTATAACAGGCGAAAGCCTGAGATGAGGTATAGACATGGCAGTTAATTCACTGGTCGCCGCGTTCAGTCTGGGCCAACAAGCGGCCAAGGACACCGCGGCCGACGATTTTATTACCACCCTGGCGACGGTAAGCGGGCTACAGCCACGGTTCGACATTACCGAGAGCCGGCAGGAGCACCCCGGCGGCTTGGGCACACGCGCCACAGCGAAACGCGCAGCGTCCACCCGCACCGGGTATCTAGTGGATGCCGCGGCGACTTTTGTATTGCGTCCGCGCTTTATCGGCAAGGCACTGTTGGCGGCGGGATTCACCGTGACCACCGTCAACAACACCACCTATTACACACACACATTCAAACTGGCGACGCGCGCTACGTTCCCCTGGATGAGCGCCCTTTGGCTATTGCCCGACGACGACGTGGCTTCTTTTGAGCTGCTGAGCAGCAATATGCGCGCGACGCAACTCAATATCAACGCCACACCGGAAGAGGTTGCTTGCGATATGACGCTCACCGGCATGACCGAAGGTGACGCAGCCGGGACCGAAACAAAGGTATCAGAAGCGGGCTTTGAAATCCTACCCACGGTGGGCACGATGACCATTGCCGGTGTCAGTATCAGCGTGGTCAAGGGCCTGAATATGGCCATTGCCAACACGCTCAAGGAAGATCAGCGCTATCTGTTCCAGGCGGCTCGTACTGACTTGCCGCAAGAGTCAATTGGTGTGAGTGGCACGCTGACCGGCTCTCCGCTCAACCGTGACATCTACCGTGAGATTTTCCGCGGCGGCACATCCGGCACAGCACCGAGTCTGACGCCGTTGACCGGCAACTTGGTCTACGAGTTCCGCAGTGCAGCCAACATCAGTGGCGCGGCCGTGCCGTACTCGCTGAACATTGACATCAACTCCTGCGAGTACACGATTGCCGACAACAGTCTGCGTGCCAACCTTGCTGATGAAATTGAGCCGGAAATCAGTTGGGAGATGATTGACAACGTGACCGATCCGATTGTCATCACGCTCAAAAATGATGTAAGCAGTTACGCAGGTACCTGATGAAGTTATCTGTCGAACGAACGATTGAATATCAGCCTGCGGAGGGGTCAGCGTTGAAAATTACGCTGACCTCCTGCACCGTGCTGAGCACCGGACGGTACGAACACACCTATCTACCCGCGGCGCGGGACTGGTATATAGCGGCCACAGAACGCAAACCAGAGGACGTTGTTAAACAGGTGCGCGACAACCCGACCGAGATTGACGCGGAAACTAGGTGGCTTTTCTGGTTGGCTGACAAATGTTACGGGTGGGCACTGACCATTGCCAGCATTCGCACCATTGCCGAGTGCGTTAATGGCAAATGGAAGAAAATCTCCATCCCGGACGACTGGTTTAATCCCGGCTCTTACATGGAGTCGTTACCGGATGATCTGAGCGACGAACTGATGATTCAGGCGCGGGTATGTAACCCGCACATGTTTCAACCGTCCGACGCTGAAAAAAAAATCGGAGTGCTCAGAGTCACCTAATCGACGGGCTGATTGCCTCTATTTTGGACGGCGAGTCGCTAGAGGATGACAAGCGCCCCAAAACGCCAGAAAAGCTGTTGGCGGAGCAGGCAGCGCGCAAAGCGGGACGAGAGCATGGGCTGAACGATCCTGCCAGTCTCGATATTTTTGCGACCTGGTACGCATTCGGCGGTATGCAGCATGGCCTGTCGCCTACGGAAGTGGCAGAGATGCCCACCTGGTTACGCGACGATTTCCGATTCCTGATAGGCGAATTGGGCTACGAACGCAAACAGCGAGATAGCCAGAAGAGAGACAAAGTGCCGTTCACACCAAAACGAAGGATAAGCCGAAAATGACAATCACCCTCCAGGCTGACCGCAACCCCTTCGATGCCCTTATTGATTTTGTCAATCGAGTCGAGAATCCCGGCGGCGGTGATCGTGCGAAGGTCGCCACGGCCATCACGCGCGGCTTTGCCGAGAATTTCAGCAGTGAGCAGTCCGGCGATGGGCAAAAATGGGAACCGCTTGTTCCCTGGACTGTGTTCGAGCGGCGTACATTGGGATTTGCCGGAGAACATCCGATTCTGGTGCGCACGGGACGCTACCGAGCATCATGGATACAGGCGAATGCACCCGGTCATGTGGAGGTATTCGAGCGAACCGGTACGGGTTGGCTGATGGACGTAGGCAGTGAAGATGAACGCGTCGAGGAATTGAGCGAAGGCAGACCGGGGCCATTGTTCCCCATGCCCGCCCGCCCAGTGCTCCCTTTGTCGGCTAGGGCTGAATCGAATTTGGCCGGCGTGTTGGATTTTGTGGTTGATGAGATTGCGAAGCGGACATAGCCCGCCGCTGATTTTCGATGATCTGCTGTAGCTCGATTTGCTTACTGAGTAGGTCAATGATGACCTCTTGGTTGGCGAGGTGTCTGTCGATGCCCCAGTACCACCAGACGAAGCGGCGCAAGGCAAGGAACAGCAAGATAAAAATGCCGAGCACGACCAGAAGATACGCCAAATCATTAGTAGTCATGGAAGTACCTTTCTATGCCAGATAGAAGTTATACATACCGGGTTATTGTTGACACCTCCTCGGCGCGCACACAGGCCGCGCAGATTAAGCTCGTCTTTGAACGCGAGCTATCCACCATTCAAGCACAGAATGTGCAACTGGTCAATCCCGCCTCTTTGCGCAACGTGCAGACGGCGATCCAGCAGCAGACGCAAGCGCAACAGCAGGCGGCGCAACAGATTGCGCAGACACAGCAGAGGGTCACGGCGGCAACGGCAACGCAGTCACAACAGCGGGTAGCCGCCTCGCAGAACGAAGCGGCGGCGCGGGTACGCAATGCGCAATCTGCTGCTGACCAGATGATTGCCCAGGAGCGGCGCGTTACCCAACAGACGCTAGATGAGCAGCGTAATCGGCAACAGCAGGGGGGGGGCTTGGGGGGCGGCGCTCTTGGCGCGCTGAAGGCCGGAGCGGCAGGATTTCTCACTATTCAAGGGGTGCGCCTAGTTGCCAACTATGCGACACAGGCGGCAAAGCTGGACACGCAGGTCAGACGCACGCAGAAAGCATTTGAACTGATGGCCGGATCCGTGGGGCAGGCGGAGAGTCGCCTGATTGCCATCCAACAGGCGGCCAACGGTGCGGTTGACCGCATGACCGCTATGCAGATTGCCAACCAGGCAGCGGCGCTGAAACTGGCGAAAACGTCAGAAGAATTTGGCAACCTGGCCAGAGCCGCCAAGCTGATCACGTTCGTCTCTCCAACCATCAAAGACATCAACGATGCGCTTACTCAACTGAGCCTATTCAGCAGCAATGAAGCGTCCTTTATGCGCGCTGACCAGTTGGGGTTGTCAGTGCGTGAGGTCAAGGATCGCATGGCCGAACTGCGCGCTGAAAATGCGAATCTGGATGGATCCACTGCCAAGTTACTGGCGTCGATTGAGATTCTGAATCAGAAATATGGGCCACTGCTCGACAGCACAGAGGCGCAGGTCAGCGGCGTGGAAAAGCTAAACGTCGCCTGGGCTGAATTCATTCAGGGCGCATCAGCGGTTGGTGGTGCGTTCGACCGTATCGCAGGAGCGGCGGCGGCCACGGTCGATGAACTGTCCGTCGTCTTTGGCACGGGCAACAGCCGTGCCATCCTGGAAGTAACCAAGGCCAACGCTGAAGTCGCCAAGTTTGCGGCTGAATCCGGCATCGCCAACGCCTTGACAGCCGGTGGCGCTGAGCGCAATGCCAAAGCGTATGAGTTTCTGGCCAGTACGCTGGAAAGTCTAAATGATGGCGTAGCAAAGAATATTCCCACTGCCCTTGAATATCGTCAGCAGGTTGAGCAGATAGCCGTCAGCGCGGACCGGTGGGGAGTCGTTACCGATAGCCAACTAGATCAACTGCGTGAGATTCGCACACAGTACGGTTTTGCAGCGCAGGCGGCGCAGGCGTATGCGAAGGCAAATGCTGGAGTTTCCGAAGCTCAACAGCGAATCGCGGCAGCTGAGGAGTTTGGCAACATCCTTGCTCAGTTCGATTCCGCTGTTCGGCAACTGGGCAATGTCCAGTTTAGCGGTATTGAAGGGATCGCCGACTGGCGCAAAGAATTGATGGATTTGCGATCTGAATTTTTGCAGACCGGCACGATGACCGATGAACAAACGGCGCGCTTCGAGTTTCTTTCCCAAGCGGCAAGCGGCAACATTGGGCCATCCTCCGCGCTAGGTAGCGCTTTACAAGAGCTTGGATCATCGCTCCTGCAAAACAACGAAGTTGCCGCTGAATACGCTCAGCAATTATTGGATTTGAACGCTGCTTACGCCAACGGAAAAGTGAGCCAGGAGCAGTACGCAATTGGCCTAGAGCAAATCAAAAATGGATTAAACGAGGCGGCGAATACAGCGCTATTCGAGTTCAATGGGGCACTGATTCAATCCACGTTGGCGCTCTCAGAACTCGACCAACTCATCGCAAAAGGCACACCCGGTCTGGCGGCATGGCACGATGAGTTGGTAGCCATCCGCGACGATATTATCTCGACCGGCAATGTCACGGATGAACAGGCGGCCAGAGTAGATGCACTGGCGCTATCTATCAACAATGCGGCTACAGCACAGGTGGATTACGGCGCAACTGTCAATCAATTAGGCGATGCGTTTTTTGCCACAAACGACCGCGCCAGAGAGATTGCTGAACAACTCAACAATCTATCGGCGGTCTATGCGAGTGGCGCGATTAACGCTGATATCTACACTGCTTCTGCGCAAGCGTTGCGCGATGAACTAGATTCAATCGCCTTCAATGAGAACGCCATCTCTACCACGTCGCTGGAGCAGTTGTCCCAGGCAATTACGGCACTCGATTTAGCGTCTGCTGGTGGTGTGCCCGGTCTCGATACGCTGCGCGACCAGGCGATTGGCCTAGAGGCGCAAATTGCCGCCACCGGGCTAGTCACTCCAGAGTTAGCAAGCGAAATTGCGTATTTGTCAGCGGTGGCCGACGCTGCCAGCGGCAGCACAGGTCTGCTCGCCGACATTAACGGCGAGTTGGGCGAATCATTCCTCCTCAATAATGAGTATGCAGCGGGGCTAGTCGAGAAGATTATCCTGCTGATAGCGGCTCATGAGAACGGCGCTATCAGCAGTGAGGTATTTGCAGGCGCATTGCAGGTGCTGACGGGACAACTTGTCGCCACCGGGGAGCAAGCGGGCCTGACGGCGGCGCAAGTTAATGCGGCCTTTGGACAACTGATAGCCTTTAGCAATGCCAAAGCGGACATTTTCGCGGGCACGGGTGGATTTGTGCGCGGCCAACGATTGGCCCAGGCGAGCGTTGCCGCAGAGCAGGCGAAAGACAGAGAGCGGGTACGCATTGCGCAGGAGAAGGCGGCCAAGGAAAGCGCCAGAGCATTCAAAAGCGCGGCGAGTGAAGCGCAGAAGGCATTTGAAAAAGCTGCCAAAGAGTTTGAGGCCGCCTTGCGCAATGTGCCCGGCTTGTTTGGCCGGTCGCAAGTCACAGATCGACAACTGAAACTGGCGAAAGCCGGTGTGCCTCAGAATTTCGCTGATGACTTCCTGCGCAGGCTGGAAGACGAAATTAATCAGAATGCGGACATCTGGCCGGATGTGTCCATCGACCAGGCGCGCGAAGCGCTGCGCAAGGTGGGCATTACCGCCGTGGATGATTCCCGACTGGCCTTTGAGCAGCTGGTAGAGGCGTGGGAATCCGGGTTGCTTTTCAGCGACAAATCGAATCTAGAACTCATCAATGCCGAAGCAGTTCAAGCGTCGATTGACCTGCAAAAGCGCGCCGAGCAGGGACAGCAGAACATCATCGACCATTTCAAAAACGTCATCGGAATCGCCGTCGATGCAGCAACCGGTGTCCCAATTGATGTGTCCGGCGTCAAAGCGCCCGCAGAAACCGATAAAAACATTCCCGACGAAATCACGGTCGTTGCGCCCGACGAAGTGCAACAGGTGCTGGCAAGTGGCAGCGTGACGATTACGAGCGCAACATTATCACCTGTCGCTCTACAGGACATTGCTACCCAACTGGCCGCACAAAGCCTTGCTATCTCAATCGACAAGTTGATCATCGGCGCTGATGCGACGCAATCCCTATCGCAGCAACTACTGGCAGAAATGGCGACGCTGAAAAGCGACCTTGAAGCGGCGCTGCGCCCGGTCGTCAAGCCGGCAGTGATGTTGGTGCGTGACGACTACGCGATTAGCAAAAAAACACTCGCCACGTTCCTGACGCCCGACTTGTCGCCCAACATAGTCCTGGATGCGGCGGACATCCTGAATGCGATTGACACGTTGCAGGCTCTGACGCCCAACATCCACCCAGTGTTGTCGCTCACCGAAATAGATAAAATCGCATTCATTGATGCGGTGGAAACACTAAATCCCTCGGTCAAGGCGAGACTGACCTATGGCGGCGCAACGGAATTGTCCGAGTTCTCTGTTGCCATCAGTACCGATGTGCCATCGCCCGGCATTGCGGCAACACTCTATGCCACGGTGGAAGAGATCCAGCTGTTCCGCTCTCTTGTCGAAACAAACGTCAAGCCGTCCGTCAGCGTGGCACTCAAGCTTGAAGAAAAAACAGATGAGCAGGGCAATGTGGTATCGGCATTGCCTGACATTGCTGGTCAGTTTGCCGATGCGCTAGACAAGCAAATCAAAGACAACGCAGAGCGCTTTAGCCAACAGGGAACAACCATTGTAAATTATCTGGCGCTTGCAGCTTACAACTACTCATTTCCTGACATCACGGCGCGCTATGCCGACCTCATTGACCTACAAATCGCCGGCAATGAGGAGCGCTTCAATGCACTTGGCAATTCCTTTGCCGACGCTATCGCAGACGGCGCAAGCACTTACGTTTTCCCCGCCGTGGCGCTGCAATTCGTAGAGGCGATTGAGGTGCAGGTGCGCAGTAATCAAGATCGGTTCATGCGGCAGGGGACAAACGCCATGAACCTGATGGTAGCTGGCATGAACGGATTCGACTTCTCGTTCATTGCCACGGCGATGATCTCCGGTGTGCGCGCTGGGATGGAACAGGAAGCGATTAAAAGTGCCTTGGGCGATGTGGGAGCAGGGGCCATGCGCACGATTCGCGATGGGCTAGAAAATGAAGCAGGCAGCATCTCGTGGGCGGGTATCCTGACGGCGGCTATTACGGAGAGTGTACTCTCAGAGTTGGCGGACAGTCTGGAAGGACAATAATGGCGATGACACTCGGCGCTGCATCAGTGCCAACCAACATCGAAAATCACGGCGAGGGCTATCTGTTCAAACGTCCTGAAATCCTGTTTGAAGATGGCGAGGGTAATGCTGTGGTCGCACCCTACGCCAGTATCACTTGGACGTTCGACGTGATGGAACCTTCTGACTATACGTGGTGGCGAACAACGCTACTCGGCGGAGCGCGCACCGTGCGTTATTCGGCGGCGCAACTCTACGACGACACGCGTACGTTGGTCGCATACACGAATGCGGTAGTCTACGCACCGACCTATAGCAAAATCAGCAATAACTGGTATCACGATGTCGTGATTGAGATTAAGTATATAAAGTGACATGGCAGATTATCTAGAGTTTCGGGTTTATGTTGGGCCGCATTATAGCCATTACGACTGGTCTACGCTGAGTCTGGGTCAGACGGGTGGGCCTGGGTCTGACACGACAACCACAAGCACACTGAACAGCGGCGGCACCTCGGTCAGCGTGGCGCAACCTTCTTTTTTCCCTAGCGCCGGGGGGGTCTTTATCGGCCCCAACGGGACCGGCGAAGCGTGGGAATATTGCCAGTTTACCGGTAAATCAGGATCTTCGCTGACGGGCTTAGTTCGCGAACAGATCATTGGCACGGAGCACAATGGGTCGCACAGTTCAGGCGCTACGATTCGGTGGTGGTGGCCGCTCACCGTCAATGACGGCACATGGCATCTCTCCGAAGCGCTCGACGATACGCTAGGCGTAACCACATGGTCAGCGACGTTGCAGGGCGCATTATTTCCGACAGCCGCGTTGCGCAACGGGCATATCTGCCTAATCCAAACGCGCACCGCTACATCTGGTACGTGGACAACGGCGCTGGTGGGCTTTGTCAATCAGCCGTCCGTGGAAGATGAGGCGAGCAAAGAGGCACGTTGGAATGTCAACATTGTTTCGATTGCGTCCATTTTGGAAAAAACCAGAGTTGACGGGGTGAGGGTGGGCGAAATGAACGTGGCGGCGCTGGGCGGTGCGAGCGCTTCGAGTGTGCTGACTATCCCCTTCGACGAGCGATACAACGGCGAGTACACAGCCGCCGCGCCTGATCTGTCGGCAAGTGCGGCGATTGACAACGCACTGAATACGCTTTGGCTAGGCGAAATGTTCCACGGCAGTGACAACCTGCCCGCCATGAACAGCGACACCGAGAACAATCATGATCTGAAATTCAGCCAGATTTACATCAACCCGCCGATTGGAACACAGGTGCCGCGCTGGTTTGAGGTGACCATGGTTCCCTCTGGCAGCGTCGTGCAATATGCACTGTACGCGGCCAACGGGGGCAGCAGCTACGCAGAGTGGCTCTGGGGTGGCCCCGGCTCTGTTGAGGCGGAAAGTCGATTTATTTTCACAGAGGACATTGACCTTTTCCAGCAGTACAACCCGCTGGCCGAATATGCCGCCATTTACGAAAATGCCGATTTTTTCAACTATCTGCCGGCGACCGGCGGCGAAATGTGGATTCGCTTTGGCCTACTCAACAGTTGGCGTAGCCGGGTGCGATGGGGCGACGGAAACGGACTCATCAATCATGAGGATGCGCCAGATCGGGAATGGAATGGGCCGACCGTCACGCCACCGGGCGAGGGCCAAACTATGCGCTACGTCTATACGCCATCAGCGCCGGTTGACCCAGCGGATTACTGGCTGACCGACATGATACATTATGCCGGCTACCAACTAGATGAGGATAATGAATCGTGGCTGATGGTCAGCCTGCCGGGCATGGGGCTACTGCTCGAAGCGGACATTAGCTCTACTGTACCGGGCACGGGGGCGCTATTGCGCATTGTGGACGCTTCCAGGAATCCCAATACCGGCGGTCTAGACGACAGTGGTGTTCTGCAAATCGGCAGTGAGCAGATCAGTTACAGCAGCAAAAATGAGAATGGCGTCACCGTCACGGCGCGCGGCTACGGCGGTACTACCGCAGCCGCGCATAGCAAAGATGACGCAGTGTATGTGGTGAGCGGTTCAATTGCTACCGATGCACCCGCGATTAGCCGGATTGAGCTAGCGTGGAACGGCTCTATCATCGGCAAAGCGTATCTGATGTACACGAGCAAATTGCCGACTGACCCGCGCACGCCAGGGACGAACAATTACATTGATGACTGGGAAGGCTTCAATACGCTGACCAACAATACCGACAATCCGCAGATTAGCTATATCAGCCCAACGCGTCGCGTTAAACATATTTTGGTCATTTTCCAGCAAATGTCCACCGATCCGGCGCGGGCCCGCCTGGCCGAACTGCGCGCCATCTTGGACGAAACCAAATATGGCGCCAATGCGGCGTTACCCGTCGATACGGTGGCTGGCGATTTGCTGGAGCAGGTGTTACTGAATGCGGGCATTCCACTAACGGCTATCTCGCACAGTGGCACGCCCGCGCTTGATCAGGTGCAAACGGCAGCAGATAGCGCATGGCTGGTTATCGCTGATTATGCCGATTTTGCCGGATGCAAGGTGACGGTAGCCAGGGACAGCAAAATCAGCATTACACCCTCGACGCTGTGGAGTTCCGCCCAAACGACAACATTTACCTGGGATAGAACCACGGCAAGGAAAATCAAAAAGACGTGGAACGATGGCGAGGGAGTGTCACAGGTAGTATTGCCGTGGCGCGCGCCAAGCGGGGAGGCAGACGGCACGGCACGCTATCCGGAAGAGCAGACGACCATCGGCGCGCCTTATGAGTTTGAGAATACGCTGTACAGCAGTGCATCAGCGGCGACGATTGCAGCACAACGGCGCTATTACGTGCTTCGCTACCCGGCAACTGTGCTGGTGGACAGCGCGGCCAACCAGCTAGCCATGCGTCCCGGCGCAATTCACAAAGTAAACTGGCAAACGACCTTTGACCAAGCGACGCTCAACCGACCCTATATCGTCATTAAAACCGACCATCACGTCGAGAAGCGTATCGCCACGACGGCGATTGAATTGCAACAGATAGAACACGCGGAAAATACCTAATGGCAAGAGCATTTAACGTGGCATCCCGACGCATTAGCGCAGAGCGGGTAAAGCGCAAATTAGACAATCGGTTTGTCGGCAGTGAGACCGTACACACCGCCGCCGGTTTTGGTAGTGGCGGCGTGTACATCAACGGGCGAATTTACAGCAGTAATGACGTGGGTGTGGGCGTTGTCAAAAACGTAGGGCGACCGGCGGCGGCCTTCTATGCCAGTGCGGAGGGTGGGGCAGGAGCGGTGGTTGTCAGTGCGGGCGGCGGCACAACGGCTAGCGGTGGTGCGGTTGACGGCGATTATCTCCTACGTAGTGGGATTTTGCCCATGTTGGGCAACCTCGATATGGGCAACCGGGCGATTGCCAATGTCGCATTGGTTGATGGGCGCGACGTGTCTGCGGACGGAGCGATACTGGACACTATCCAGACTGCTCCCCTTCTGGCACTGGCAACGAATACAGCGCTGACCAGCGAGCGCGTGCTTGCCCTCTCGAACGTTTTTTCCGTGACCGATGGCGGCGCAGGCGGCAATTATAACGTGGCGTTGGCTACACCTGGCACGCTGTCGGCTACATCCACCAATGTTGCCACCGGCGCACATAGTCATGCGGTTACAGCGAGCGATAACCCCGGTGCGGCGGTGTCCTTGCTAAAAACAGCGGCGGACGGGAATTTGACGCTCACCAAACTCACCACACCGCTGATTGCATCTACCGGGGACTTGACCATCACACCAGCGGGTGGGGATGTCATCCTGGATGATGGTGTAAATCTATGGTCATCTGCCTATGTCAGCGAGGTAGCCGGCTGGCGCATGCCGGCTACCGGCGCAGCGGACATTCTGAGTGTGACGACCAACGAGCTAACGAGCCGACAAAGCCTCTATGCGGGCGCTACCGGCTTTCGCGTATTGTTCCATACGCACGACTATGACCATGTACATGTGGTTGTTAATCCTGGCCCGTTTTGGAATCTGGACGAGCAATTTGGCGTAGACATTGACGATAATTTACTTGTGCGAGGCTACATCGTTGGCAAGCACGCCATCCAGTTGCCTGGCGCCATGATGATCTGCCATTACGATGGGCCAGAGCCTTACGAGACAAACACCAAAGGCAATGCGATGGGCCACATGGGGCAAGTGGGCACCGAGTCAGGCGGGGTCATCTATCGGCCTGGCAAATTTGGCAAAGCGGTGCAGATCGCATCATCCACGGTCAATTTGGTCAACAATCCCTCATTCGAGACGCATGCTAGCTGGTGGTCTTTATTCAGAACAGGTACGGCTACCGGGTCAATCGCCCGCTCCACAGAGCAATACTACTACGGCGTGTACTCGTACAAAATCACCAAGGACGGCGGTGGCAATGGGGATGATTATGGCGCCTATACGCCTGTCACATTGATAGAGGGGCAGGCATACACTGCATCTGCCTGGATTTACGTCACGTCCCTTAGCGGGACAACGCCTGGATTTGGCCTATATTTTCAGGATGGGACAAACACCGCTACATCCAGTCTGTCAGCCGTGACGACAGGATGGGTGCGGCTGACGGCTACGATTAGCTCAGCCGCGTCCACGGCAGGCACGGTGCTGCTCTATTTCAGCTCAGGCACGGGCACGGCCTATATTGACGCAATCCAATGCGAGCTAGGCAGCAGAGCAACGCCTTTTGCCGATGGGTCATTAGGCGTGGGGCACGGATGGATATTACCTGACTATCCGCACTCCAGCCCGTCCTATCGAGACGCTGCAACATTGTCCTACGCGGCAGAATCGGTGCTAAGTCCGACCGGCCTGACCATCGGCGCATGGGTCAGGCGCAGCAGCGCGGGCGCCGGGTACATCGTGTCACATCCAAGTCTGTCGATAGAGTTTCTCTGATGGCAAATCTTCTAACCAACGGTACATTTACCAGTAATCTATCAAGCTGGCAGCAGTCGCCTAGCGGCGCCGCCGTGTGGGTCGACGGGGAAGCCGAACTCACCACATCCGCTGGTGTGACGGTAACGCTGTATCAAAATGGCTTTGCCATCAGCAGCGGCACGCAGTACCGGCTGACGTTCACCTGCCGCTCCACGATTAACAACTCCAAAATCCGGGTGCAAGTTGCTACCGATGCCGCTGCGAACACGCCAATTGGCCTGGATGAACAGGTGACTGTCACGACGAGCAGTGCCACCTATCAGGTCACATTCATCGCCACGACAACGACCGCTAATGCTCGATTCCGGTTTCGCAGATCGTCGAGCGATGGCACAGTTTTTTACATCGACAACGTAGTGCTGGAGGCGACCGGCGCAATATCGGCCAACTTCACCGCCGATCCTGTCGCCGGCACAGCACCGCTAGACGTGGATTTTACCGACTCGTCAACCGGCTCACCAAACGATTGGTCATACGAGTACAGCAAGGACGGGGGCGCGTGGACAGAGTTTGCCACGACGCAACACCCGACCTACGAGTTCGCGCAAACGGGCACATATGGCATCCGGCTAACCGCCAGCGATGGCGTCAACTCAGATACACTGACCCGCTCGGACTACATCGTCGTCAGTGGTGGTATTAGCGCTGATTTCAGCGGCACACCGACCAGCGGAGCGATTACACTCAACGTCATCTTTACGGACGCTTCGACGTCAACCAATGGCATCGATGCCTGGGTGTGGGAGTACAATCGAAATGGGGCGGGGTGGGTGCAGTTCAGCACTAGCCAAAATCCGAGCTACGGATTTACACAGGGCGGCACCTACGACATCCGGCTGACGATCACCGGCGATGACGGGACATCGACATACACCCGCACCGGCTACATCTCTGCGACCGGCGGCGTCGTGGCGGGATTCACAGCAACGCCACTGAATGGCTCTGCTCCATTGACGGTTGCCTTTACCGACTCATCAACCGGCTCAATTACGGCGCGAGACTGGGAGTACCGGCGCAACAATGGCAACTGGACCTTGTTCAGCAGCGCCACGAATCCGTCGTTCCAGTTTACGCGCTCCGGCACCTACGATATCCGGCTGACAGCCAGCAGTAGCAGTACGACCGACACGTTGTCGCGGCTGGCATACGTCACCGTGACCGGCAGCGATACGATCATGGTGACGATCTACAACGACGTGGGCGCCGTGGCTGGTTCGCTCTCATCTACCTACGCGTTTGACGTGGAAACAGACTATTACATTGTTGCCAGCTATGATCAGGCATCGGGACTGGCGGCGCTGTACATCAATGGCGAGTTAGATACCAGCGAAAATCTAGGCATTATCAATCTGGACGGTCAAATTGGAGATATGATCTACGTTGGGCAACACGGCAGCCTATACAATGCCAACCTGCTGGTGGACGACCTGTTTTTTCTTAATCGGGCGATTGAAGCGGACGAGGTGCGCGCCGTTTTTGAGAGCAACGCGCCGGTGTTTGCCGAGACATCAACGTGGCACTGGCGAGCCGGACGAAATCGGCTATGGGCCGACGCTGAGGGCCTATGGCTAGTCAATGCAAGTGGTACAAAGGTCATCGGTGCGTACGCGGGCGACGAAAACGATCCGGTAGCGTTCAAAACCTGGGGAGGCGTCAACCTCTCAGAGAGCGACGTACTGATTGGAGATGCAAGCCGTGGCGGCTATATGCTGTGGGATGACAGTGCAGGGACACTGACCGTCAGCGGCGCCATCAACGTGGTTAGCGGCAATGCGGCCAAAATCGACTTTAGCAACATAACCGCCACACTAGATGCTGTGGAGGATGGCGCCGTATACAAACGCACAACCACCAACGAGAAAGCAGGAGCTGGACGCGCCTACAGCGGATTAGACGCATCCAACGTACTGGTTACCAAAGTCGTTCCGGCCACCGCTGCGGGCAATCCCAGTGTGGCTGGGCTGTATCTTGGCAGCGACAAAATGGGATACCACACCGGCAACGGATCGGCGAGTGGATGGAAAACCTACATGGATAGCAGTGGCAATATGCTGTTATTAGGCAATGCCAGCAACAATTATATCCAGTGGGTGGCAGCGTCGAACAAACTACAGGGGGTCGGTAGCAGCATCGAACAGTGGTACGCTGACGCCACCGACGGGAGATTCAAGGCCGGCGGCGGCAATGTTATTCTGTCGAGCGATGGTATTAGCGTCGTCGGGGATACTTTTCTTCGCCTATACGAGAACAGCAGTACGCTCAAGGGATATTTATATAGTAGCAATCCACTGGACAGCCTACTCGTCAACAGTACAGGGCTGGGCATTCGCACGAACGGAACGGCGACAGCAGAAAGTTTGTCGTTGCGCGCTAACGCCAGCGGCGGACGCTCTACCGAAATTGCCATCGAAAGCACAGCCAATGCATCGACTAACCGCGTGCGAATATTGGCATATAGTGGCAGCGCAATCACGTCATCACAACTGACATTAAGTGAGACCGTCTTCTCGCTGGCTATCGGTGACACGAGTGCGGTTGATTTTAGCATAGACGTTAATGGCGTTGTGTCACTCTCCAACAACATGGACGTTAACGCTCACAGTCTTATTGATGTTGGCAGAATCGGCGTCAACGAAATATCACCAGACTATGGACTGCATATCACCGGTGATGCTAGCACGACTCATGCTCTTGTTAAGCTCGAGAACACCGCGACCAACGCACATGACTACTGGCTCTATGCGGGGTGGAACACAACAGGTTTTGGAATCTACGATGAGACTTCAGCAGCTTATTACCTTACGATCGATACGGACGGCTACGTCAACCTGAACCGACTCGGAGCGGCCTGGACAGGACTGTCCTTTGGCAGTGGCTGGACGGATTTTAGCGGTAGTTTCCAGGCAGGACAGTACAAGCGGTTCGGCGACATGGTGTGGATGCGCGGTTTGGTAAAGCGTACATCAGGCAGCAGCGCTACCATTGCGACACTGCCAAGTGGTTTTCGGCCATCCACCATTGTGCGGTTCGGCGTGGACACTGACACTGGACATGGCGCGGTCGAGGTGTCTACCGGTGGCGTTGTCGAATTAAAAAGCGGTGGCACCACATTTGTTCAGCTAGAGGGCTTGGTGTTCAGCGTATTGTAGGAGGATCATGGCGCAAATCACACTCAACATTCCCGACCAACACATTATAGGATCTTTATGGACTTACAACAAATCATCGACGAGTATCAAGAGCGACTGCGTAAAGTGAGAGATCAATTGACGCAACTGGCGCAAACGGAACAGCAGCTGATCGGCGCCATCAAACTGGCGGCGCAACTGATTGAGTTGCGCAAGCGAGAAGATGAAAATGAGGATCATTCTAGCTGACCCGCCGAGCTGCGGCGACGGACGTGACATCTATTTGCCGATCATCGCAACCGAGCACGCCAACCCGGTTGCAGCTTTCTACCGGCTGACAATCGGCGACGAACGGCAACAACGTACTGCGCTTGGCGCCAGTGCGCCATTGGAGTTGGCGGCGGAGTGGAAAGCGGCGGATATCATATTGCATGACTACTGGAGCCATCGTACGTACAATGGCGAGTGGCCCAATGCCACGGTGCGGCACTTTGGCTGTAATCTGCCACCGGAGTATGGCAATGATTGGAATGGGTGCGAGTCACTCGTAGCCGGCTCGCCAGATCCCATGGTCATGTTCAACGCTTTGGCTGAATCACCCGCACACCGAGTGCACCTGTTCGGAGAAAATGATTTCTTCCGTCAGCAGACGCACATGGGCGTTGCGGTGGCGACTGGAGGACAATGGGGCTGGGTGTGGGTCGTATTGATTGCGAGGTGCGCATGAATCCAGAGACGTTGGCGTTTCTGGCCGGCTTGGTCATCGGCATGGCCGTAACAATTTGGTTTAGCCGGCTTGAGGAAAAAGAATAGCCCACCTTCTCAGGTGGGCTATCTCTATTCAGCGTAGCTACTAAGAATTTCTTTGTAGCGTAGCTGGCGCAGGGCCTTTGCGATATGGTTGCGCGCCGTGGCCGGCGCGCAACCACTCTTCTCCTCCATCTGAATTTGCCAGGTTGCGCGCAGAGCCTTAGCGGCCTCTGGGGAGAGGCTATCGTGGGCCTGCTGGTCTACAAGCGACTGGGCGAGCGCTTGTAGTTTATCGCTCCATTCTTTGGAATTTCTGGTTTTGCTCATACGCCTGCCTCTCTGATTCCTCTTTCTCCCCGCCTAGGCCGGGCGGGGTCGGAATTGCACGAATGGACTATTCGCTTTTACCGCTAAAACACCCTCTTGGAAAAAGCAGAGCCTTCAGTTCCGCCCGACTATTCATCAAATCAAACAACTTTTGTCGACGATTCGTATGATTTTTAGTCGGGCTACCTGGTCAGTGGGTTCCAAGTAGTCGAGCAAATTTCCCACGTGGCCACTTCCACAGCCGTTTGGGCGAGCAAACGTAGGATCGCCTGGGTACGGCGAATATCCCGCACGCGCTAACGCTTTGTTGACCTTGCGTAACTGCTGGCAGTTTAGAAACGCAGCTTTTGTAATCATCTTTCTATCCTTTCAAAATACCCTCTTGGAGAGAGCAGAGCTTCAAGCTCTTTTTCCCACGACTCTATTTTTCGCTTGGCATAATCGGAAAAAGCATGCCGAAACGCTCGCTTAATCAAGCGGTTCGACTCGCCAACATCCTCTAAATTCGTGTAACGGCTGTACTGTTCGGCGTACCCGTGCTCGTCCATCCAGAGCATGAGCGCTCCCACACTACCATCCTCGTATAAGCTGTCGAGCTCAACGGCCAACGGATTCATGAGTAACATTACCCCTCCCCTAACGCTTCCGAAACAAACTGTCGTAGGAGCTTTTCATCTTTTTGCACAAACCATTCTGGAATTTCGCACGGCTGGCTTTTCCAGAAATCGACCAGCTCATCAGCGGTACCATCTCCGTAGGCCAGGATGTCCTGCGCCTCTTGGCGCAGCCACCCCACCTGCTGTACGCGGTCTTGGCTGTCGAATCCTCGGTGTTTCATGTTTAATCCTTTCCTTTTCTCCACGCCCACCCTTGCGGGTGCCACTGACTGTCAGTAGGGCGCCGGGGGCGACGCTGCACGACTGGACACACCTATTCGTTAGAACTCAACTTTCATCTCTGCCGAGATGAAACGTCCCTCCATGTAGGCATCTTTTTTCAAGATGCCACCACATGGGGCATATTTTGAACTTTTTGTCAGGGTATCACCAAAACATATGGTGTACCCCGATTCGTCCGGAATCTTTCGAAGGTCGGACTCTCGACTTTGTAGCCGATTCCGAATTTCCTGCGCATCGTCCCCGCGATGGGAAAATTCACCCTCGCGATAGACTATGACTCGAATATCGTTTGCCCGTCCCGGAACGGAGATATACCATGCGTTGAAATAGACGGCAGGTTGATATACCGCCCCGGTTGCCATTCTGGCGCCTACGCGTCGCTGTTGTAAAAATAGTTTCATGTTTAATCCTTTCGTTTCAAAATGCGGTCAAGGTCGTTCATAGTTTCCTCGCTATCCAAAATAGATCATCAGGTAAAACTCATAGTCATCCTCATTCACCTGCTGACCTTTCGCATTCGCATCCTGTGGCCGGTAGGCGAGTTTCACGACCAATGCCGCCTCTTCCGCGACCAATACAGCTGGACGGCGCGACACCTCACACTTGATGCCGCTGATTCGCTCCACGAACTCGGCGGTTTGCGGATAGCCAACGTAGCTATCGATTGCGCCCTCGTCACGCAGAATGCCAACAAACTGCGCTTTTGTCAATCTCTCCAATTTGTAGCTGCCAGGTTGTGGCATCATCGCACTATTCATTAGTTTTATCACGATTGTGTTCCTTTCGTTTTCTATCCACGCCCACCCTTGCGGGTGCCACTGACTGTCAGTAGGGCGCCGGGGGCGACGCTGCACGACTGGATAGCTATTTAGATATTCGCAACTACTTCGTTCCAAAGCGCTTGAGGGATATTGGCTGACTCGATATCAGCCAGATTGATTCCGTAGGTTTTTCCCTTGTAACTACCGGCGAAGGTAGTTATAATCAACTTGGCGTCGTTCTGATTGAATACCTCCACTTTCCCCCATTTGGGGGTGTTTAAAGTCTTGGTTTCATTTTTCTCAATCATCTTTCTATCCTTTCGTCTCTTTGTGGCTCGGTCTCTATTGCCTTGCCTGTTTATAGTTTACCATAAAAAGGAAAACTTGTCAACAGCGAGTTTTCCCTTTTTGAGACGAATTTGGGGGGAAATCAGCGTCACGCCTTACGGTCGTCGTTAAGTGCTATGCCAGAAATAGGTTAAGATAACGGTCATTTACTTTCTCTTCAAAAACCTTTTATCCATTAACCTATCGCACAAACCTGACAGTATCGAAAGTATCATTGCGCAAAATGTAACGGGAACATCATCATAGAACGCAAAATGGGTAGTCACAACTGAGTGACTGCCCATTTGCTCACATATCTATCAATTCTCTTGCTTCGCCTGTGTCAAGGCTTTTGATATAATTCGGTTCCGTATACGGCGTCGTAATCTTGGAACCGCCATCCCTCTTTTGCCATACGCATTGCTGCCTCATCTGGCGTGACCCCCCATTCATTTGCCATTTCGTAGCAATCATAGCCGAGAATGCGTTCGGGGCTATGATTGGGCAGGGACACCAGCGAATTGCCGCCATCCCCATACGACTCGACGTTTGCGTCCGGTCGCAAAAGTGAAATTAGTTCTCTGACTTCCGGCGTGATTCGTATTACCACTTTCTTGTTCATATCTCCTCTTTCCTCTTTTTCTACAGAGCCTGTATGGCTTCTGTCATGTTGGCGCCATCCAGGATGGCGCCTCTCAGGTCGGCATTAGTTAGGTTGGTGCATGTCAGGTCTGCGCCTGTCAGGTTTGCGTCGATGAGGATGGCCTTGCGCAGTTTTGCGCCTGATAAATCTGCGCCTGATAAATCTGCGCCTGTCAGGTCGGCCCCTGTGAGGTCTGCGCAGCGTAGATTTGCATTGCGCATATCTGCCTTGGTCAGATTGGCCTTGGTCAGTTGCGCAAAGCGCAGGTCGGCATTGCGCATATCTGCCTTGGTCAGATTGGTGCCTACCAGGTCTACGTTGATAAGATCTGTACCGATGGCGTAGACCTTCTCCATGTTTGCACCTGCCAGTGTGGCGTGGCGCAGGTTTGCGTAGTTCAGATTGATCTCTCTCAGGTCGGCGCCTGACAGATTGGCGTCTGTCAGATTGGCGTCTGTCAGATTGGCGTCTGTCAGGTCGGCGTTGATTAGGCTTGCATTGCGCAGGTCGGCCTTGGTCATCATCGCGTAGCCCAGGTTTGCTCCTGTCAGATTGGCGTCTGTCAGGATGGCCTTGCTCAAACAGGCAAACCGGAGATTCATAAACCGTAGGTCGGCATTGGTCAGGTTTGCGCCCACTCCCTCTAGGCGGGCTTCCTCTATGATTTCCCGTACATGTTTCTCTGTCATGATATCCTATCCTTTTCTCCCCGCCTGAGCCGGGCGGGGGCGGCCTTCGCTGACTAGCTATTCTTCCAGGACAGGTAGTCATCCATCTCATACTGAGGATGACGACGCATCCAGTCGGCAATGCTGCGCTCGGCGGCATTGGCAGCTGTATCGTTGCGCCAGTGGTTGCAACGATACAGCTCGTGCCCTTGCTCGTCCATGATAGCAGTCGCAGTGCAATGCGACTGCTTGCTACATACTGATTTCGTGTACACTTTCATGGTTGTTCCTCTACTTTCGTTTTCTATCCACGCCCACCCTTGCGGGTGCCACTGACTGTCAGTAGGGCGCCGGGGGCGACGCTGCACGACTGGATAGCGACTAAGAAGACTGACTTTCTACCTCTTCAAATTCATTGGCTTCGGGGGCGATTGGCCAAGTCTGTGCGTAAATGTCCACACCGTACTTTCTCTTGGCTTCCGTCTTGGACACTACACGCAAATTTACCAATTTTGTTTGCGTGTAGATATCCTTCACCTGGTCCCACTGGGGACCAACAATCATTCGCTCGGCCTGCTGTCGGACCGTATCTGCGTTGCCGCCGGTACAAACCTTTCGCCAATCGGCGAAATTCGTCGTCGTGATTGCTACGTATACCTTACTCATAATTCAGTCCCTTTCTTCTTTCCCTTGGCTCGGTCTCTATTGCCTTGCCTGTTTATAGTTTACCATAAAAAGGAAAACTTGTCAACAGCGAGTTTTCCCTTTTTGAGACGAATTTGGGGGGAAATCAGCGTCACGCCTTACGAAAGGCGTCAGGTTGCTCGGCCAGTGCCCAAACAACGGCCTTGCTGCGGCCTTGTCCACTAACACGCACTCGACGATAAAAAGGCGGGCGGACGACGCGGCGGATATATCCGTTGTGATAGCCGGTCGCTCGCACCGCGTCCAAAATCGTCAACTCGCCCCACTCCAAAAACACTTGTCGGATTCGTTCGCCTCTACTCATTAATAGTTCCCCTGTGCGCGCCGAATGCGCTTTGATTTACTGGACGTGTGCCCATGATGGAACAGCCCGCAGAATGGGCAACGATAGGCCCAGGTGCGGCTCCCTGTCCAGCGATATAGTTTCCCACTCGCATTTTTTGCCTCTTGAAGTGTTGAGTAGGAGCGCTTCCACTCGCACGCCTTTTTTCGCTCGTGTCGTTTGCTCGCCATGATTTTTCTCCTTTCATGTGGCTGGCACAAACTCCCCATCTCGCCATTCGTAGCGCACGTTCTCCAGATACGATTCTCCGAAGATCGTCACGAGATAGCGCATAAATTCCTCTACGCTCATCATGTCGATGGGGTTTACAGTCCATGGTTCAGTGGCCCATTCACTCTGCCACCGACGGCTTGTTCCCGCTTTGCTCATCACTCGGTAGTCGTCAGGCGTTTTTATCCACATAATAGCCTATGCCTCTCTTCGTGACAATTCGCAATTGCGGTGCATATTTCGCCAGTTTCTGGCGTAGTCGGCGAATGTGCACCTGTAGGCAATTTTTCGTCTCGATAAATGCGGCGGCGCGTAACTCATCAAAGCGCGCCACCTGATGCGGCTGTTCCAACAGCTCAGTGAGCAACAACCGCTCTTTGGTCGTCAGGTGTCGTTCCAGGTGGGCGGGCCATGCGTACAGGGTTGCGGACATGTGCTCCGATAGCGCACCCAGGATCCTGACCAACAGTCGCCTATCGAGCGTTGCGTAGCCACCATAGGTGGGCATACAATCCAAGACACGTCGGAGTTCGTCGGTTACGGTCATCTCAATATCATCCTCCCTGTACGACGATACGTTTCCTCGCAGATGGGCAGTCCATCGCCGGCAAACGCCTGATATGTTTCACTGGGCGTATCCACCAGCGATTCGACGATGGCTAATTTGTTCATGACGTGCCAGATGGCAGCGTCGTCTGCGATTTTGCCCTTGCTGCGCAGACTGCCGCGTCCGCGACTGGAAACGCCTAGTCCCGATTGCAATTGGAGCACCTCCCACGGATGGCCCCATGCTTTCATCGTATCCGCCGTAGGAAATCCTTCGCCGCGGTAGCGATTCCACTCCTCCCAACTGATGGCGATTTCTGCGTCGTAGAGCACCATGGCAATCCGTTTCATCTCGTCATAGACGGATTGCCAGAAAGTCGGGCATTGCCGCCGGTGGGCGTATAGCGTGCGTTTCCCGTTGTATTTGCCACGCGGCGGCTCATATCCGCAGGGACAGCCGGTCATTGCGCACCCTCCACGATGCCCTTGTCCAGAGCAATCTGACTCCCTTTGGCCGACAATTCTTTTCGCCCACCTGGATAGGCGCGGAACAGCCAATCCGACCAAAAGCGCTCGGTCACGCGCCAATCGTCGTCTTGGTTGCCATAATACATGTACATTAGTTTGTTCTCGCTTTCCGCTCGTTTGGCGGCTTTCGCCATCGCTTGTACAAAGGTCATCGTCTCCTCCTTGAATAGCCACCTGCCCGCCTTCGGTGGCCCTCTGTCGAATCTGCGGAATGCGATGATGTCAGCGTGGCAGAGGCGGCGACCGAAAACACTAGTGAGCTACCGGCAAATAAACAAAATTACACTGGACAACCTCGCCTTGCACCACACATGGCGGTGGCGCTAGTTGCGCTTGCACTCGCAGTGGTAGCCAGATGAGGAAAATAACAATGCCCAGCGTGGCGACAATCGTCGCCTTGCTCGGCTTACAGCCGGGACATGCGCCATAGGTCGGGTCGTAGTAGGTGCCGCAAGTCGGGCATCGGAATAGTCCGGTGCGCACTCTGGCTAAATCGGATTTTTTCAGTATCATTGGGAATCCTTTCCTTGGTAAAGGGTTCAGGTACGCCGGCAAGTCATGATTGCCGGCGTACTATCTCACGACTCAACATATGCCATGCTGTTGCAACCACAATCGGAACCTGTCCATTGGCAGCGGCTTTAATCCTGTGGCCCCTATCGGTATTCCCATCAGCCACTCGTAAAAGGTCACTGTCACCGGTACCCCATACCGAACTAGATAATCGTATTGGACTCGACGCTGTATTATGAATCCTGAAGCCCGCCGCACCTTGCTGGCTGCCCTTTGTGCCTCTTTGAGATTGAATCCACCTTTGCATTCGACAGTCGTCGGCGTAGACCAATATGAACAGCCTTTCTCGTGTATGTGGCGCACCAGTGGCGCAAGCCGAGAACACACCCCAGATTGCAGCCATCCCCACTTCGGCCAGGTCTCCGAGTATTCGCTCGAAATATCCGCTATTAATGAGAGCTGGAACGTTTTCCAGCAATGCAAATCGCGGTCGTATCTGGCGAATGCATTCAATGGTCGATGGCCACATGTTGCGTGGATCATCGGCTCCGAGCCTGTGGCCGGCGGATGAGAAGGGCTGACAGGGGAACCCCGCTGTGATGACATCAACCATCCCCTGATAGCTTGCGGCGTACCCGTCACTGACGAATGCTCTGATATCGCCGAAGATGGGAGCGTCGTGGAATGATCCATCGTCAATTCTGGCCCTGAGCACTCTTTGACAATATCGATCCCATTCGACGTATCCAATTGTTCGCCATCCCAACAGGTGGGTTGTTGCCCAGATTCCCAATCCTGCGCCTGTGAACAGGGAAAGTTCTCTAAGTGGCATTTTGGCATACTCATGCATTTAATCTCCTACCGACATACTAGTGAGCTGTCCAAGGCTAAAGCACTTGGACAGCTTCCTGCTCTATCCTCTTGGTCTGCTCCCTCTAAATCGAACAGGGTTAAAGCGCCCCGTTCCGATACAGCATTGTCAAGATTACGGATCAACTGTCTGTAATAGCTGGCCTTTAGTTCAGAGAGTACTGCCTTGCGACCATGCTTGATTGCGACAACACCGGTTGATCCAATACCACCAAATGGATCGTGTACAATTTCACCAGGTGCGCTGTGGAGTAATACAAGTCGCTCAATCACGCCTAACTGCAAAGCACAAAGGTGCTTTTCGTCCTGGACATCTTTTGCCGTGAGAGTAGACAGTGTGTCAGTCTCACGAATGCCGATACCATCAGGACAAGTAACGCCAGTCGTCAAGCCGTTCTGCGATGACCCTGGCAAATAGTCCTGACCATACCAGACAGGCCGCGCCCACAAGATCCACTGTTCAGCCGTTACCCAGCCTTGTGCATCTTGATATTTGCGGTTGGCGGCGCCGGCCTTTATCGGAATCGGATTATCACCAGGTTTGCGAAAGTGGAGCACGAAATCGCTCATGGCGCTGTGCATTCGAGCGCTGTCACTAGTTAGGCTTTTGAATGCCAGCCCCGCATCACGAGTGCGGATGCTCTTGCAGTTATGAGTAACAACAAAATCATTGGTGATAAACAGTCCGTCATCGTTGGATACTTCGATACAGGTGCAATCGACAATGTCAACAAGTTCAATGTTGGCAATTTTGCGACGAATCAAGCGAGTTCGATTAGACCATCGCTCTGCTTTGTAAGACAGACGGAATGGACACCAATCTTGATCAATTTGAATGGTAACAAGGTATCTAACTCGTCCGGTTCTTTCCTCGCCGTTATACATATATTTTGGGCTATCTTCCACACGAAGCAATCCAATCCCACCAAATGACCGCACAAGATCAATAACATCATTCGCTAAATAACTAGAGGTTGTACAGAATACAATAGAATTATTCTGCTTAATCGTGCCATCAGTATCGAGCAAGCCTTGTAACAATTCTTTGCGATCTTCGATGGACGCCTGCATATATTGTTTTGGAATGCGCTTTTCCCAAGCGCGTAATCCGTAAATTCCTAACTCTTGCAATGCGTCCTTGACTGGATTAACATGCCAATCTTCATGGCTAATAAGGTAGACGGCGGCGTCATCGCCCTTGTCTGTGCCTTTCGCTTTTCGGATTCTGCAACCATCTGGTAGATCAAGGCTGTAGGCGATTTCAGATTGAGTACAGAAGCTAGGCGTAGCCTGTGTAATCGCACCATCACCCAGAAGAACACCCACCAGGTAAGCAGAAAGCGGCAACGGATCAGTAGCAGAAAATTCAACAGGTTGGCATCGTGGAATCTCCCATTGCAGCCGTCCGGTCGGGCTTACCCATCCTCTATCATAAATTTGCTCAGTAGTTAAAGTTTGCCAATTGCCTGTCCCGTACCGAGATCCTTCGCCTCTCACATTCCATAAATGACGACCATCACAATCGACAGTAGCACCATCCGTGAATGTAATTCTGTACATTTGGCGATCTGAATACTGAAACTTGTTCAAAACCTCTTGTGGCATTCCGTCAACGCCAATAACTTTATCGCCAACGATCAAATCTTCAATGATCTTCCATCCAGATGGAGTTAAGACCTTGCTGCCATTGCGGAGTGCCTGAGGATTCTTGTCGATAGTAATTTCGCCGTAGTAGTCGAATCCAACTTCTTCCATCATTTTGATGGCCGGCCCACGTAAATCCTTCAGTCCTATATAGCCATCTCTCAATTTCTGTGCAATGCCTTGCGTCAAATGCACGAAAACACTGCGACCTGGTACCATACAGCGCAATTGCTCGATAGCCATAAAACGGCATTGTTCCAACATCTCCTCAATGCTGGTCACATTGCCCATGTCGTATTTGGAATCGGAATAAACCCACATCCCAGGAAATGGCCACGAGGACACAGAACAATGTAGACTGTTGTCCGGTAGACCGTTGAGGACATGTACACAATCGCCATGATACAGCGCATAGTCGTTGGTGATCTTCTGGTCGATAACTTTCACGGTCGTTTCTCCTTTTTGCGAAAATTAAACTACTGAATTAATCCACGATGGCACATTGACCGACTGACTACCAACCGGATCACCTATCTTCACATCCGGCATACCAACAAACGGGATACTATCCCAGTCAATATAGATCGGTGGTTGCCAGTCAGGTGTACTTGTTGGCTTTAACCATGCAGGCACTTTTACCGGTTTATCTGCGTTTAGTTTTGATTCTGGCCGGCGGCCTGCGCTTAGGTCGGTATATACGGTCACATGCTTAATTAATTCGTCATACATGCGGTCATGCTCGATCCATTTGCGTTGAATATTTTGTACAACGGCGCCATCAGCACTGGACACAACCACATACACATTGACAATGTTTTTTTGGCCAAATCGATCCTGACGTGCGATGGCCTGGAGGTATTGCTCAAATGAATTACCGAGCCCGCAAAAGATCATGTTCCAACTGTGTTGGAGATTTAATCCGAACCCAAACATGCTTGGCTTGCTAATTACTACCCGATATTTGCCCGACTTGTAGCCGACCAGCGCATCGATCTTGTGCTCTTGACTGTCGCTGCCTTTAACTTCGATGGCGTCGGGGATAGCTTTGGCAAGCGCTTCGCTCTCATTGTTGAGATCGCACCATACTAACCATTGTTCAGTGCTGGCGTTCACAATGTCAGCCGTGGCTTTGACCCGATGTTCCATTGTGGCGTTGCGTGCCATGCGCTGCTCTGTCAATCCAACAGCCTCGACTGCCACCAGCATCCCTGTGCTAATCGGGCTATCAATATCAATGGTAATCTGGTGATAATTGACGGGCGGGCGGATGAATCCTTCATCGCTATAACCAAGATCGGACGGACGGCGTAATGCAACAGCCCAGCTTGCAAGCCAACGATAGTAATGCTCTACAGCATTCATCTTGAGCCGCATTTTGTTGCTGCTGTTGCCGTCCTGCACAAAGAACAACGCTTTCGCCTCCTGCTCTCGCATGATGCCAAGCACCTCGGCATGATAGAGAATTTCATCCATATCGTTAGGAGCTGGCGTCGCTGAACCTGCTAGGCGGTACGGGATCACAGATGCAAAATCGTTCAAGGCTCTGGCTGTTTTGCCGAATGAACCGGCTTTCAAAATACTCGACTCATCCAGAATCAACGTTCCAAAATCCTCTGGCGAAAACTTCTCTAATCGCTCGTAGTTAGTCACGTTGATCCCTGCCCTTACATCCTGGCGACTATGGCAAATATTGATAGCATAGCCAAAATCAGGCGCCTCAATCGCCATCTGTTCTGAGACCGCCAGCGGAGCAAAGATCATGGCAGGCTTCCCAGTGTATTTGCTTGTGTGATGAGCAAATTCCCATTCTTGGATAGATTTACCCAGACCGGGATACTCAAATAATGCGGCCTTTCCTCGTCGAATCGCCCATTTCACGATGTCCCGTTGATAGGGGAACAATAGCGGATTCAGATCGGCAATATCAATATCAAATCCGCTCGGGTTGGCTTCGATTATCTTTTCTGCAACATAGCTATCATAATCTAGTGTTTCCACAGTTTTTTTCCTCTAATCGATCTCTCGCATCATCATCAATAACATAGTGCTGATGGCGTCAAATTCCACTGATTGTTCGCTCTCATCAGTAGCGGAACCTTTAGCAACTATCGCTTCCAGTTCACTGATGCGTTCAGCCATTTTTTTGATAATGTTTTGGCGCATAGCGTTGTTCTGCGCCAATTGAGTAATACTAATGGTGGGACGATTTTTTGCTATATCCAAACAGGCAGGACATAGTAGGCCGTCGGCGTCGTTGCGTAGGCCACATTGCATGCAGGTCCGTATGTCAGTCATGTTGTCTCCTTCTCTATCACCTTTAACGCTTCTTCTAGTGTGTGGACGACCGCAACGTGCCCATCCCATGTGCGGTGAAACCGAATCTGGGATGGCGTCAGGGTGCCCTTGTCGGTTTTTAACTCCAACAAAAGCGTTTTCCCCCTGACGCCAATAGCCAGATCCGGACATCCTTTGCCGACAGCCGACAAGTCGAGCACGCACGATGGGCCGAAAATTTCCTTGAGGGACTTGACAATCGGATGTTGGTTGGCATCCACCTTAGCTGAGCGGCGCATTAAAGTCCGCGACCGGCTCTTCATCCGGGGACGGTTGCGCCAAATGCTCTTGCTGGCGTTCGTAGAATGACAGCAACGCCTGGACAATATTTTCGCCCGTAAGACGCCCACCAAAGCGGGCGTCAATAATCTTCTTGAGACTGTTGCGCGCCGCATGATCATTGGGCTGAGCGCCGCTTTCGACGGCCCACGCTTTGGCAGCAGCGGCGGGGTTCTCCTGGTTCAGCCACCCGGCAACCGTGGCGGGCAGAGCGGGTGAGGTGGGATCGGTGATTTCGCCGGTTTCGGTATCGACGACACGAACTGATTGCGCATGTACCATTTCGCCGTCAATTTCAAAATCCTCTGGCGTGTAAACAACGTTGCCGTTGAACACGTCTGGACAAAACCAACGAACGCCATTACTCATCGCCCGTGCAAAGAGCATGTTGCGCGGGAATCTGTCCAAATTCTGCGTCTTGGCGCGGCGCGCATCCTCCATCGTAAAGGTCGAGGTGCCCAGAGACTGGTTCCCCTCGAAAAATTCGATAGAGACCGCGCTGTCGTCCATTTTGCGCACCCGGTAGTCGTATTTGGGGTGGCCCTTGACGGCGGCGGCCATCAGATTTGCCGACAACGTTGGACGGCCTTGAATGACGTGGATACCGTTTACACTGGCGAATGGGCCGTAGCCCATCTCCTGACCGGCTAAAATCTTGGTCGCTAACTGGGCAATCGCAGGAGCGCTATCACCCTTAGCGTCAAAATAGCCAGACAGTGCCAGTAATTTGGCGGTGCGTTGTAGGTCGTCCAGATTCATCGGTTCTGATTTTACAATTTCGTTTTTCATCGTTCCTCCCAAAATTAGCCAGCCTGCCGCTTGGGGAGGGCCATAGCGTACAGGCCAGCTAGAGACACTATTCAATTACACAGCCGGTTCTAATTTCCATCCACGGATTTGTGCCATACTCGCACATCGGAGGAGCTGTTGGCGCGCAAGGCCCTTATGATTGCGCGCAATTGTCCGCGGATTATATTTAGCTGGAATTCTAACTCTTGCGTATTCACGATGTCACCTCGCTCAACGGCGCCCATTGCGCCCAATCGTCCTCATCGAAGAGACTGCGCACACAGGCTGCCAGCTCGTCAAAGCGTGCGTTGCGCTCGACAATGGCGCCCACCTCATCCTCGGTGGGCCAGTCAGCCGGTACCGTTACCCGGTACGGCCGTCCATTCTCACAGCGCCCTACTGCGACAAGGCGTTTGGCTGTTGCGACGGCAGCAGCAGCGTTCCATCCTGCAAAGTGCATTACACTCCACAAGCGGGAATTATCGCCATTATGATAAGCCAGACGCCCTTCCTCATAATGGGCAACGTCCATTTGGCGACATAATTCCAATCCTTTCTCTATAATACTCCCCGGTTCGTACATAGAAAAAAATCCTTTCTGACTTTTCGACTAACTTCCCGTAAAAATAGTATATATCGTATTTATATAAAAGTCAACGTTTTTCGGGGAAATTAGCCTTAAAAATATCGACTTTCCGCAATTGCTATCGTTTTGGTATTGACTCTGGTAGGCAAGTAGGTATATACTGTAACTATAATTTTTAACAAAAAGGAGAGGAACAATGATGCCCATGTCTAATGAGGAAAAGTTAGTAAAGGTGCTGATCATCTTGCCGGCATCACACCTGGCGATGCTCGACGCGATGAGGGATCGGCTCTCGATTGCGTCGCGCGGAAAGTTGATTTCCACGTTGCTGGACTCGGTAGTGAATATCTACCCAGCCAGCATGGAAATCGAGCGGCGGCCCAAGCCGCTCCGGCGAAAGGTGACGGCATGAGCGAGTCACCTCCATGACCCAGCGTGAAGTTTGCGCAGCCGGAAGCACAGCAGAACTAACTAGTAACCGTGCATCGCAGACGACACCGACGCCTCTTGAGAGAGTGAGGCTATCTATGTTTATGTCGAAAAAACTGGCACGACCTTGTGAGCGGCCTGATTCTGTTGTTGCGTGGAGGTAACTATGAGACATCCACTATTACACAAAGCGATCTGGCTCTATTGGGAAAGCGGCTTATCTCTTGTCCCAATCAACGCCAAAACCAAGCGGCCCTATGGCCGACTGCTACCACAATCGCACAACGAAGCCGGCGAACCGTTGTTCTATAGAAACGCTGATGACGGGAGTTTGCTCGTCACAACAGAGAATACCAGTTCACCCAAAGGCACATGGGAACCATACCAGAAGCGGCAACCGACCGCTGATGAAATCCGAGTATGGATCGATTATGGCGTATCTTCGGTTGCCGTGGTCGGTGGCGCCGTCTCTGGTGGCGTCGAAATCCTCGATTTCGATGTGCCAGGTTATTACGAGCTATGGGCGGAATTGACCAGCGGCGAGGGCGCAATTCTACCAATGCAGCGCACCGGCGGCGGCGGTATTCAACTTGCATGGCGATGTGACTACCCGCAGCCAAACCAAAAATTAGCGTGGCATCCTGACGAATCAGCACACAGCGGGCGGCGCATTGCTATCGAAACGCGTGGTGTCAATGGCTATGCACTTCTGCCGCCATCGCTGCACCCGTCGGGCCGCTACTACGAATTGTTGCGCGGCAAGTTTTCTCAAATCCCCACCATTCCCCAGGATCACCGTGATTTTCTGCTGACCTGTGCGCGATCGATCTGTCAAGCTCCAAAAACAAAACAGGAATTAGCCGTTGAATCACGTCAAAAGCGTGAGCGACACGCCGAAAGCACCGACGAAAGTGTAATCGACGCATTCAACGACCATTACACAGTTGAGGCAATGCTTGAAAAATACAATTACACGCGCCTGGGCAATGGCCGCTATAGTCGGCCAGGCAAAACGGATAGTGCCGGCGTGGTTGTGTTCGACAGCGGCAAATCCTACCACATGAGCAGTAACGATCCTCTCGACAGTGACAGCCACGGCAAGCACCAGCCACGCAGCCCATTCGACTTCTATGTAATGTTTGAGCATAACGGATCATACCGTGACGCCGTTCGCGAAGCTGCCAAACTCCTCGGTATGAACAATCGAAAATATCCCCAACGCTTTAAGGCGGCGCCATGAATGCACAAGCAATCATCCAGGCTATTACCGACATAGCCACTAATCAGGAATTGAAACCGCCAGAGAAACGCACACGCATTCTCGAATTTGGCGGCTATATCGCAGCCTTGACGCCACTTGACCAAATGCACGTCAAGGAAGTTCTAACAACAAACGGTTGGACAAAAAGCGACGCAAAGGACTTTGTAACAGCCGCCGTCAAAACAATCAGCAATCAGAAGCCGAAACCAGTAGATATTGAACTGCCGGATTCATGGCCATACGATACCGACGATGGTCGCCTATGCCTACTCTCTAAAAAAGTAGACGACGATGGATCGGTAACACTCAACGCTACACCTATAGCCGACTTCACCGCTACAATCACCGAGGAAGGCACAACCGAGGATGGCGCCAAAGTCTACACGATCACCGGCTACGCTGTTCGCTCTGGGCCGTTTACCTGTGACATTGAAGCGGAATTATTCGGTGATGACCGACGACTACGAGCATTACTCGAAGCTGCCGCTGGCGCAAAAGATCCAGTTAGAGCAGGCATGGCCAAACACCTGGGGCCAGCCATTAAGCTGATGACCAATGGGCAATTACGCCAAACAAGGCGATTCACGCGCACCGGTTGGCATGATGGGAAATTCCTTATCCCTGGCCGTGAGCCTGACGGCGTATCCGTCCGCCTGAGTCGTAAACTTCCATACCAAATCCTTGCAGATCGGGACATCAACATAGGCATCGAAGCACTTGACGCACTGGTCAACTTTGTCGGGCCTGAAACCGGAACAATCGTAATTGCTCATCTATTGTTGGCGCCAATGGCATATTGGGCCGGTTGGCGTAATGAGCGGTGCGGGCTATTCATTGCCGGCAGAACCGGCACACAAAAAAGCTCAGTTGCTCAGACTGCCATGTCCATCTATGGGCCTGAGTTCATCAAAGATGAAAATTTAATCAAATGGGGTGAGGGCGCCACGCGGAACGCTGTCATGGCTTATTCAACCTCAACTTCTGATGTTCCATTACTGATTGACAACTACAAGCCATCAACGGGCAACGGCTCACACGATTTTACAAATCTGGTGCATAACATCATGGAGGGCGGCGAAAAAGAGCGGTTAAACCGGGCGGCACAACTACGGGAAACGAAACCCGTTTACACTTGGCCTGTGTTTACCGGTGAGGACATTCCCGACAAAGATCCAGCCAGCATTGCGCGTGTCCTCGTGACGCATTTCCAGACCGGGCGCGATCTGGCATTGTTAACACTAGCTCAGGATAAATGCGAACATCTATGCGCTATTGGTTCAGCATGGCTCGATTTCATAGAATCTGAGGAGGGTAGATCAGTTATTACGGAGACTGTTGCTGATTTTGGTCGGGCACGTAACGACTGGTACGCCAAAATCAAGGCGTGTAGTCCTACAACCGTCAATCCTATGCGAGTCGCTACCAACCTGGCACTTAATGAACTAGTTTGGTTGGTGTTGATGCAACACCCCGTATTGGGACAGTGGGCCGCTAAATACTTGGATGCTCACCTAACAGGGCTACTTAATACAGTCGGCGTAATGACCAACTTAACGGCTCAATCGTTGGAAGCCAACCGTTTTGTAGATGCGGTTCGCGAATCTATCGGAAGCGGCAGGGCCATCATTATCAAGGATAAAGGTATCGCACCAGAATCCTTGGTCGATCCACGCGATAAAGATCGTGTCATAGGCTGGAGCGATGGTGGGAAAGGTATCTACCTATTGCCGGATGTAACCTTATCATTGCTGCAAAAAACGGTAGGTCTCGATTTGGGAAATCTTTCTAAAAATACGCTCTACGACCAATTGGACGAAATGTGCATGATTGCGTCAAAAAGCGGTAACGGTAAAACAACTGTCACCGTTCGTCTTGGCGGCAAAGTGCAACGGGTTATTCATCTGACAAACATGGATATTAGTGAGGAGGTGTAACACTTTATAAAAAAGTGTTACAAAAGTGTTACACACATTTACAGGTGTAAATAACACGTTTGTAACACTGTAACACTTGTAACACCATCGCGCGCGTCATGGAAGCCAAAAAAAACAATATACATGCTATCTACAATATCCTGCATTGAAAATAATTAGTTTGTATATATATATTTCAGCACCAAAAAATATACTGGTGCTACTAAAAAAAAAGTGTTACGCGTGTTACGCCAAATTTTTCCAGAGGTAGAAACGCCAAAAAGTGTAACACCCGATTGTGTTACAAACGTGTTACAGACAATTTCCACCAGTGTTACAGTTTCGTGTATTCATAGCAAGTTGTTTTTTTGTGGACACAAGAAAGGGTTTTTACGTATGCCATTTATCGCATTAGCATCACCCAAAGGTAATCCGAACAAGAAAGAACGTGTTGCCATCTACAACTACAAGAATCCTCGATCTGAATTGTCGAGCGATAAGTATGATCTGACTTGCCCATTGTGTGGTGAGAGGATGAGTGTAAGACAACAAGCGGGTGTAGTTGCTCACTTTTGGCACCCGGAAGGATGCACCGGGGCCAGTGAAGGTGAATCGATTGAGCATGAGATAGGGAAGGACGCTATACGAGACTATCTGCAAAAGTCTCCGTTGTACAAGGGTGCGCAAATCGACTTTGAACACTGGTTCCCTGATGTGCGGCGGCGGGCTGATGTTTATGTGAAATTGGCGGATGGTGGCATTGAAGTGCATGAGATCCAGCTTGCTGCAATCACGCCGGATGAACTCGAAAAGCGCACGAGGGATTATTTCTTGGCAGGTGTAAACGATGTGCATTGGTGGCTCGGAGGGAATGCGAATAATGAACGAAATCAAAAATGGTGTAAAGACTTTTTCGGTTACGTTAGCTTCGCAAATATTGAGACGTTCGAGTCGTCTGATGTTGTCGTCAACCACACATACCGCGCCAGTATCAACTAGTCTTCACTTGGTGTACAGACGCTACCGAGTCAACCTTAGAGAGATACGGTTCAATAACACTGCGACCACTAACCTAATCGCACCCCAACATGAATCCATTTTTCGTGTAAACTTGCTTTTCAGGCAAAAACCAGAGCTGTATAGTCGGATAACGTCAATAAGTGAGGGCAAATGGGATGCGAGTTTTAATAGCCGAATGCTGTCTGTGTTTACAACGTCAACTAGTGGAATACATGCAATTGATCTTGTCACGAACGAATTTTTATCAGGCGATGAATTGCAGAGCTTGAAAAACTTTGTGAAATGGCACGTGCAGAGCCGACGAACTACAAGTACATTGCCAAGATTATGGACAACACGATAGGACACACCATGAACTACCTAGCATTCGATCTCGAAATTTACGGATTGGATGAAAATTACCAAATGAGTAATGCCACCATCACGCCATACACCGCGATTTTATGCCACGTCACCTTTCCCTATGACAAAATCGCCAAGGATACCGTCAAAGCGCTGCCGGGCGCCACCTATGCCGATGGTGCTTGGCTCGTGCCCATTTTGCATTTGCCGCGGCTCAAACTCATTTTCGCCGGCATGACGGTAGCGCCGGCTGTCGTGGCGTCCTACCATGAACTGTTGCGCCGAATGCGTGCCGATCTTACAGGCCATGAACACCGGCGCGGCGCATTAGGCCAGCATATCGGCGAAGTGTTGAGTCTGCACGCTGTGGGACTCGCTACGCTTCACCAGACGGCCCAGGATGCTCCAAAACGCACGAAAACGGCCCAAGATACCAACACGACGCTTCCCGACGATTCTAGGCCGGTTTCTGTGGCTCAGGAAGAGAGCCAATTTGCCCTTCTGCTACGCAGTCTGCAAGGCGCGGTCAAAGCCGAGGAACGAAAGGCGAGTTTTCGACAACGGAGGAACCATTGGACATTCTAGCAATGATCGACCAAGCGCGGGATCTGGGGTTGACGTTCACGGTCGTAGATGGCGCGATTTCCGTGCACGGACAACGAACGCCCGCCGTCACGGCACTTTTGGAACAACTCAAACCTCACAAGGTGGCTCTGCTCGCCGCCTTACAGCCCAACTTGGAATTTGGCCTAGATGACGTAGACGCACTGCCGATTGAGCCGCCGCCACCCATGATTATCGGCGGCGATAGGCCACCATTGCCGACTGAAATGTGGTTGGAGGGCCTGACGCCATCGGCGGCCCTATCCGCATGGCAGGAGCTGAAACAAATCTATTTCTGCTCCTGTGGCAAAAACACAAATGGATGGTATGTGCGCTGCGATCCATCTCATTACAAACATACACTATAAAAAGCGCGAAGGATTACGCTTTCGTTAGCGATTAATATATACTGGAATCCTCATTAATCGCTCGAAAGGAATCTTACCTATGCGGCAACGCAGAGCTGACACGCGCCTATCCGAAGAGAAGCGCGTTTCCGAATACACGCAGCAAATACACGATGATTTGCGCGCTTACATTAACGGTCTATGGGAGCGTCGTTGCGCGCTGCGGCAATGCTGCGCTGATGGCACGTGCGCACGATGTATTCGTGTGCCACCTTGCGAGCACGCGTGCTCAGGAGATTGATATTCTCCTCTAGCAGTCCTGCAATTTGCAAATCAAGCCGGTAGGTTTCCTTGCGCAACCGCTCATTCTCCTGGTGCAATTCCGTCACTAGGTCTATGCCCGCGCGGGCGATTTTTGCGCAGATGATCCGGCAAGGCGTCCACGGACTGAGCGATGTAGTCGGCATCTTCGCTCCAGTAGCGAATGGGCGCCTCCTCTTCCTCATGCCCGGAAATGAGATAGTCTAGGCTCAAATTCAACACCTCGGCGATTGCCGAGAGTACCGGAATTTTTGGCGTCGCCGTATCACCCGTCTCATATTTGTTGTAGGCCGGGTACGAGATACCAATATCGGGGTCGGCCTTGCGCATGACAGCGTTGACTCGGTCGCACATTTCAAACTGGGTGATTCCCATCGCATAGCGCGCTTGGCGCAATCGCCAAGCGAAATTGTTGGTATCCCGCATGATTTCCTCTTCTCCTAAAACACGATACATTGTGCATTCTCCCTTAGTTATCATTAATTATCTGTTGAAAACTATCCCAAGATGATACGGAGACGATTGACGAATTTCCTACTTTCTGCTACAATTAATTATCTGTTGTTTTCATTCGCATGGGATAATTTATGGAAATCAAAGATCAAGTCGGACTTAAGGTGCGTCGGTGGCGTGAAGCCCAGCGACTGACGCAGGCGGAGATGGGGAGATTGTTGGGTGTTTCCGGGCCTGCCATCTACTCGGTAGAGGCTGGCCGTTGTCTCTCGGTATGGATGCTCGTGCGCCTAGCGCGGCGCATGGGCTGTACGACGGATGAACTATTGCGGGATGATTCGGGCCATAGTGCGTAGTGTTCATAAGGGCCTTTCACAAAATTCCGACATTTGCTGATAACTATATAGCAATTTGAGGATAAAATCAAGTGTGTATTTTTTGAAAGGAGCTATATGAAATGGCTGGCCTTTGACCTGGAAATCTTTAAGCTCATCCCGGATGGGGAGAGCGACTGGAAAGCACATCGCCCTTTAGGGATTAGTTGTGCTGCGACGCTGTGTGTGGATGAGCCTGTGCCTCTGCTCTGGCACGCTGACGAGAAGAGCGGCGCCATGTCGCCGATAGATTGCCGAGCGCTGGTGCGTTATCTGGAGCATCAGCGGAGGGATGGATACACCATTATCACCTGGAACGGACTAGGATTCGATTTCGACATTCTTGCTGAGGAATCGCAAATGCATTTTGAGTGCTGCGTGCTCGCCATGGGGCATGTGGACATGATGTTTCAGTTTTTCTGTCAGAAAGGGTTCCCTTTGGGTTTGGACGCGTGCGCCAAGGGCTGTGGCTTGCCCGGCAAGATGGAGGGCATGGACGGTTCCCAAGCGTCCGCTTTGGGACAGGATGTAATTACGACGCTGAGAATTGCTGAGACGGTCCGGCGGAATAAAGGCTTTTCGTGGACGGCGAGAAGTGGACGCCAGAATCACGTGCGCATTGACGAGTGGCTGACGGTCGGCTACTGTTTGCATCTGCCGGCGCCGGATACAAGTTGGATGTCAGATCCCTGGACACGGGATAAATTCACAGGATGGATGCACCATGCTCAACATAGCACAATTCCCAGTTCCTCCCTGGGCACAATGGATACTCATGCAACCCAACGGAGAAATTTGGGCGACGCACGCTGAGCCGTTCCCTGATCGGGACGGGTGGTGCCCGCATGATTTTTGGCCTGCTCTGAAAATCGGATCGACCGACCCTGCGGGCCTTGACTGGCGCCAGACGCTGACACCGGTCAACCGCGATTTGGCCGCATGGCGAAAGACGGCAGTGGCGACGGTCGTTACGGCCGTGGCTTTGATAGAGGCGTTGTCGAATGAGCAGCTGAGCGACCTAGCGCAAATGATCGTTCGACGCAAGCCGGCTGTTGCGGCGGAATTGAGCGTGGCGATCATGCTCGAACGCCAGCAGCTGAGCACAGAGGCGTTCGAGCGAATCCGGCATAATCTAGAGGGGATAGAGGATGATGATTAGAGTTTTTACGATTGCGCTTGCCATCATTGCGGCAATCGCGCTTTTTGTCAATGTGTGGGCGGATACCTATTTGCCCATTGTCGTCAATGGCGAGTGGACGCCCACGGCGACGCCCACCGAAACACCCAATGCGGTAGCGACGTTGCAGGCGCTGTTCGTCACGCTGACGGCGCAAGCATTTACGGCGACGTCCACCGACACGGCAACGCCCACCGCCACCGCAACTGACACGGCGACGCCCACCGACACGGCGACGCCCAATGCGGTAGCGACGCAGCTAAGCGAGCTGCAAACGGTGGTAGCCACCCTCTCCACCGGCGTCACGGCAACACCCAATGCGACCGTCATTGCGTTAGAGCAGACGGTGACGGCGCTGGTACCTTCGCCCACGGCGACCCCGACCGTAACTGACACCCCGACAGAGACGCCCACTCCAACAAAAACACAGACGCCCACGGCGACGCCCAATCTACAGGCGACGATAGAATATCTGTTGACATTGGTCGCGCCTACGGCAACGCAAGCGCCGGGGGGAACGATTCCGGGGGCAAATTAAAAGGGAGGTGGTAGATCGTGGTGCAACCAGTCCATTCAAGGATTGGCTAGAGGGCAAGGAAGCGCAGCGGCGCAAACCGGTTCCCCCCACGACAACGGTTGACCCGGCGCTGATGGCAAAGTTCAATTTCATCACCTATGGCAAAGAGCGCCTTCGAGAAATTTTGGCGATTGAAGAGAAGTTCGGCGGCGTCACACGGGAAATGCGCGGCCATGTCGGGGAGTTCTACGCACTGACTCGCAAATTGTGCGATATCCTGCAAGTGCCAACGGGCTTATCCTCGCTAGAAATAGAGGCTGAGTTGCGCCGGGCAACTCAGCGAGTAGTGGATCTGGAGACGGAAAACGCTGAATTGAAAGCGCGTCTGTTGACGCAACATGCTGGGCGAGTAATCGCTCTATCCGAAAGCCAACTCTAGCGAGCAACGCAGCGTGGACTTTCCCTCGCCATCCTGACCGCCCTGCCCGTCTCGCTGGTAGCCGGCTACCGCCGGCTCCGCAACCTGGACCGCCTGGAGGCCGCTTTGCGCAGTTAGCGCATTGCCCGGCTGCCCACCTGGAATGACGCCATGCGCCACTGTTCAGAAGAGATGCGGCGCACTTGGCGTAAGGCATTGATGTGCCACAGGAAGAGGGACAACCGTGAGAAAAGAGAAGATCAGGAAAATAGAGGTTGCTACCCATCCAGAGCGCGGGGTGGTCGTTTGGGTATTCAGAGGACCCTATTTTACGTTCCATTATCCGTCGCGATCATCGCTCCTGCGGGTGCAGCGATTTCATCTCCAGTATTTCGATAAAAAGACCACAAAGGAGCCAGCCCCATGCAAGACCATCGCCGGCGAAGAGTGAGAATGCACCTTGTCTACCGAAGACCTGGCGACCACCATGCGCGAGCGCGACCACTACGAAAAGGCGGTTGACCACCTGGCCCAAAAGCTGGCGGTGATGGAGCGGCAGCGGAGGAGGAGGAGAAGGTACATTTGGGCGATGACACCGAGGCGATGACACCATGACCGATGAAAGAAAATTCAAGACATTAGGGGGAAGGGCAACCATGACCGAAAACTATGAGGGTGGGTTCGAGATTGTCGAAACCGGCGACTGGGACGAATCGGCCTACGATTGGGACAACGACGAGTGGCATGACGAGGATTGGGACAATGACGAGGATTGGGACGAATGGGCAAATACGTGTAGCCCGTCGCGTTGCGGTGACTGCTGGGGTGGGGATGGGATCTGCATGTTGGAGATTGAGCAATTGGCTGCCGAACAAGAAGATTTCGAGCAGCATTATATGCAGCGGGCTGTGCAGTGTCCACATTGTGGGGCGGTGCTGACGCAATATCAGATTCCGACAACGCAGTTGTGGACATGGCCAGGCGGGTTCTACAGCCCGATGATCGCTTTGGATATCTTTGCCGTTTACGATGCGCCCAAAGGCGAAGTGCACGAGCCGGTTACGGGGCGATTTTATAATCTCCATCACATCTGGGTGGGCATAGGGGAGCACCGGCGGGAATGCCTGATTATGCTAGCTCTAGGAGAGGAGTCGGCCCTATGGCCATAAAACAGGCGCCGATGCGGAGTCGTGAGCAGGTCGAGCAGCGGCTCAGCCAATTGATGGCCACTACTCCGATTACGGCGAGGCTATAATGAGCTTTGAAGCTAATGTGTATTCTGACTTGCGGAAAGTGATATTCGTCTCCTGCTGGATTAAGCTATAATGAGCTTTGAAGCTAATGTGTATTCTGACAACACTGCACTAACACCGCTCGAAAGGTAGATGAAGCTATAATGAGCTTTGAAGCTAATGTGTATTCTGACGGGTAACGTGTGGTGTCAACGTGCCACCGGCGCGCCGCTATAATGAGCTTTGAAGCTAAATGTGTGTTCTGACTTTGAATCTATCGGCAACAGTCATCTGGCGCAGTTTGCTATAATGAGCTTTGAAGCTAAATGTGTGTTCTGACTAACCTGGCATTGATGCGCGCCGGGGTGACAAAAAGCTATAATGAGCTTTGAAGCTGGGTGTGTATTCTGACTTCATCATTTGCTTCCTTCTCAGGTCAATCCAGCTATGATCAGCTTTGGAGCTGGGGGTGTATTCTGACATGGTGATTATGGTGAAGCTATTTATTGATAGATACGTGTGAGCTACCCAAGCCTAAAGGCGTTGGGTTTTACGGGCTGTTTCTATAAAGCCTACTCACACGTACCGATTTCTCCGACAAAAAAAACGCAAAGAAGCAACAAAAAAAGCGACGATTTTCTAGAATCGTCGCTTTTTCGTTTTTCCGGAAGCGCAAAAATAGCGCTTGACAAAATTTACATCTTGTTGTAAAATGGGGCGCAAATCGTGTACGGAGGAAAGATGAGACATCAACGAGCGAATATTAGGCTAAGCGATTTTGACCTAAAGATTTTGGCAGAAGCTGCCGTGATGTGGCCGAGCGATGCCGGCAATCGCTCGGAGTTGATTCGGCGCGTCATGTGGGAGTGGTGGGTGCTACGCGCCGAGGGCGGCGGCAAGACAAGCCGGATTTTAGAGCGAATCGCACAGGCTGAAAGGCGCATTATCGAGGAGGTGCGTGGGAATGTGTGAGCGATACTACGACCTGGACGCAGTGTCTGTGCTGCAACAGGTGGCGGCCCATGTGGAAGTGGAAGCGGAGCGCCGGCGGAAATACCGTGCGGAGTTGGTGCAGGAGTTGCGGCAGCGGATAGCCGCACGTCGATATACGAGAGCTACGCTGATGTATATCGACGAGTTCATCCAGTGGCTGGATGAACTCGCACCGCCTGTCCACTGCGACAGTTGCTAGCTGCGATTGGCCCATGGACCGCCCATGGGCCAATCGCTAACCGAATAGACCAAGGTGTATCTTGGTTGCCCCGGCTTGCTGTAGTATAAGCGCGCCCGGTCAACTTTCGCAATCTTGGTCGTTCGCCAAGATTTTTTGTTTTTTGGAGGTTGACCATGAGGATGTCATTTTTTTACTTTGCGCTTGCGGGCCTATCGCTGTTGGCCCAACCGGAACATTTCCGCGGCGGTGCATTCGACGGCGATCCGTATGCGACGGTGACGGCGGCGCTGATGTTCGCTGGCGCGGGAATGGTTGCCCGACTGCTAGAGAACTGGTTGGGTGGCAAGCGCAAAGGTGCGGGATGGAGCGTGTTCCATTGGCTGGGACTGGCAACGCTGGCGCTGTTTGGTCTGTGGATTGGGGGCGTGCTATGACTCCCGGAAAAATCACCAGCAACCGGCAGCACGACCACACTGTCACCTGTGCCCAATGCGATACGCAGGCTCATTATTATGGGCAGAATCAGGCGACGGTGGGCAAAAAGTTCACCGCACTTGGCTGGAAAAAGCGCGGGCGACCGCAGCAGTGGCTATGTCCTGCGTGTGCAAAGGCAGGGAAATTTCTATGAAAACTTTACGACATTCCGAGCGCCCGCACACGGTCAGCCGCACCGAGCAAGAGCAAGTGGGCCTGGTAGTGCGGAAAAACTATGTGCCGGCGCTAACAGGCGAGGTGCTGCCGGCGGTGCGCAGCGTGCCTACGGTTGCTGATCCCTATGCTGCGCATCTACCACAGCAGATACAGCAGGTAGTGCATTATGATGTGACGCCAGAGAGCCGAGCGCGAGCTATGGTGACGAAAGTCCACCAGGTGACGCTATTTCTATCGGCGCTAACATTAGCTGGTATGCTCATGCTCACCGAATGGTCATTCTGGCTGTGGCTACTGCTTGCCAGTGCGGAATGGATTTTCGTTTTTATCGTGCTCGCCATCATCGACTATCGAGAACAACCGGCGGCCCTTTCGCGCATGACGGCTGACCGGTACCTAGGCATGATGGAACGCGAACAGGAAGCTCGCCTGAACGCCATGTATGGGGGGGCCGATGATCGCAGAAAAGACGCTTGATAAGTTCTTAGTGCGCGCTCAACTGGATGTGGGCGCATATGGCAACTACCGTACAACACACGACCTGGTTGACGCTGAAGCTATCGCAGAGGCGCGCTGTACGCTGGTTAATGGCGAGTTGGAATCCTTCACCCACTTCTGCTACCAGAAACTGAGTGGGTGGTTCGTCAATCTGTCCGGCAACACGCAGATTCCGACGGGCGTTTGGGCGCCGTGGGGATCGTCGGGCAAGGGCCGGCTTACCCGGATGGAGCGTGATACGGTGCGCGCCTGGCTCCACGCGCTGAACAGAGGGCGCGGGCTGAAACCGGTCTACGTCTACGCATCGTCTGCTCGCCGATGGCACGTCGATACGACCCGCTATCCGTCGCTTGACGCTGCGTTAGAGTGGCTAAGCGCCAACAAGATAGACGCCAAGACCTGGCTACGCATTCAAGCGCGGTTACAGGGCTACGAATAGGTGCTCCGATACGCGGGGGTACGCTAGGAAATGCGTAGGGGTACGCGTCGAAATGTGTTGAAGTGTGCATTTCGCTACGCGTGGGTGTGCATCGAAATACGCGGAAATAGGCAGAGCCAGAGTGAGGAGAGAAATGACCATCTACGATACCATCGAATATCATTATGATAAAATACTAGGACTAATTACGCACTTCGTCACCAAATTAGCGGATGAAGCAGTGGAGATGACGGCGCGCGGTGTGGCGTTGGCCGCCCCCTTGCCTAACGCCATCAGCATGTACAACATCACGCAACATGACCTGGGCTGGTCGTGGGTTGCTTCCCTCGCCTTTTCGTTGGCGTTGGAGGTTGTCGTTTTCCTTTTGGTTGAAATTGCACTCATGCAGTGGGATGGATATTTGGTGCAACCGCACCGATACAAAGCGCCGTTCGTCGGCATGATTGCGACGGTGTGTGTATCGGTCGCTGTGGTCATGGGTTTTGTGTTTTGGATGGAACCGCACAAGATCATGGCGTTGCTCCCCGTCATCAGCCTATGCTCGTTCGTTGGCATCGGGTTGAAACGCTGGCATGAACAAAATTTGGCAAGAGGTGTAAAACCTGTAAAATTGACTGTAAAATCGGCTGTAAAATCGACTGTAAAAGAGCCTGTAAAACCTTTACAGATAGGTGTAAAAGACGATTTTACAGCGCGCCAATCCGCACTGCTGGCGCTACTGTCAAATTTGGACGGGCAGCCGGTGGACGCTGTAAACAAATCGGAGTTGGCGCGACAACTGAATGTGTCGCGCCCTACGCTCAATCGTGAGTTTGAAATTTTACAGTCGTCCGGGAAACTCGCCCTGAACGGCCATGTAAAAGTGGGAGCGTGATGAACGACCTTGACCGCACTGAGCCGGGGCTGTGACCCCGGCTTTTTTCTCGCCAAATGAGTAAATTCTCCTAAAATAATAATTTCCTATTGCCTAAAAATTATTTTCGTGCTATGCTAGTCCATAGCTGTCAACGCCACGTATCGTCATCCGGCAGCGTGGCGTTTTTTGTGCAGGAGAGAGCATGGCAAATCCATTACATGAAAACTGTCAGGGATTCAAGGTGGACGCTGCCGGCAAAGTGATTGGCGTCCAGCTTGGTATCACCAAAGTGGAAGGAGCGCTGTATGAGGTGTACAGCGTTCGCCTACGCGACGAGTATGAATCGGTGGGCCAAACGATAGCCGCATGTGCCGTGCTTGACGCCAACGGTATCAATACTGGCATCCAAGTGCGTATGGCTTGGCCGGGTAAGGGGCCGATGTTTCAAGACAGCGGCTTGCCGGGCAACCCCAACAACACCCACATGATCACCAACGGCTACAATCCACCCAACCAAGGGCCGCTGGCGCTCCATGTAGGCGGTCACAACGCGCCCATCTCCGATATTGTGTATGGGCTTGGCCTGCCCCTTAATCGCCACGTCTCCTATGATGTGGTATTTAAGATTAAGGGGGCAGTTGTAGACCCGCCAACCGATCCAGACGCCGACGCGCGTATCCTCAAGCTAGAGCAGTGGGCCAAAGAAGTATCGGCTTACTGGAAAGGTAGCCCGCAGTATGGGTGAACGTATATTTTTAAAAAGACCCTGGCTATTCAATCACCCGTACACATGTCCACTGTTGATGTGGTTACAGTCAATCATTAAATGGCAGCATTGGCAGTTCAGTCATCATAGCGGATGGCGTCTTATGGAAAGTCCAATAGTAGTAGCGCGCTGCATGTGGCCGACGTGGGTGATTGACATCGAATGCCGTCTATGGCAAAAGCGCTTCTTTCTTATGGCCTGGTGGCGCATGATGCAAGGAAGGCACACTCATGTCTAAGTTAGACAACCTGGAAGCGTGGCAAGCCAAAATGATACCATTCCTGGAAGCGCAAAAGCCGCCGGTGGCCGGCTTGCCGAATCATCGTATGGGGTGCCACTGGATAGCCGATCAGTATCGGCAGTCCGACCTAGACTATATGGCCGCCTTGCGCCCACCGATTATCAAAATTGTCAATCCGTCTCGTGACAGGATAAGTGAAGCGTTTGCCCGCATTGACCCTAACGGGCATGTCGCCTTGCGTTACCACCCCATTAGCGAACAGCAGGCGGAGTTAGCAGCGAACCCTGCAACGTTGGGCGCAATACACGCCCACTACTGGATTCAGCAAATAAACACCATCTACAAAGAGTTTGACCGTAGTCGCCTCTACGTGATGGGCCTGAATGAACCATCTATCCACAATGCGGTAGAGGCAACCCGCGTCGCCATCTATACCGAGAGTTTTCTCAAGACGCTACAGCCGCAGAATATACGCAGCTATGTGTTTAATTTCTCCGTGGGCTGGCCGCGCGAGGAAGCTGGGCGCATTATTTGGGATGAACTTTTGCACCTGGAATCGCTTATCAATGCCACCAACTCGGTTGGATGCGTCCATGAATACTGGTACCCAACGGTCATGAGCGGCTGGGGCAGTTATGGCAACCGCATTAGTCGTTGTCCCATGAAAATTAAATTTGTTATCGGGGAGTGCGGCTATACGCGCCAGTTGGCACAGCTCCCCCAGCCGTGGGGGTGGGACGGCAACATAACACCGCAGACCTACGCACAGATGTTGTGGGACTATGCCGACAAAGTTGATCCCGGCAAAGTACTTGCTGTCCTGCCTTTTACAACCTCCTTTGGCGGCGAGGAGTGGCGTAACAAGGACACAGCTAAAGCCCATGCCGACATTCTGGCGCGCAAGCACAATTTCACCTGGCCGTCACCCTGGCCGCGCTATACAGAGCCGCCGGTAGAACCGCCTACGGAGAGTGACCCGATGATGATCATCGCACCCAAACACACCGGCAAGGTCAGCGGCTACTATGGCAGCCTCTATACGAATAGCGCGGGCGGCAAATATGCGCATGAGGGCCTTGACATTTCTATGCCCACAGGCACGCCCATCTACGCAGCAGCAGATGGACTGGTCGCGTGGGCCGATCCGTTGCAGTCCGAAAACTCAGCGTATGGTATTTACTGCCGGGTGTATCATCCGCAGCTAAATATCTGCGGATTCTACGCTCATCTCAGCCGGTGCGATGTAAAGACCGGCAACAGCGTAAAGCAGGGCCAGCTGCTCGGACTATCGGGCAATACAGGCAACAGCACCGGGCCGCACCTGCACTTTGAAATTCGGCTGATGACAACCGGCGGCGCTTATCGCACGGGCGTTAGTGCGCACGCCAATGCGCGGGTTGACCCGGTGGCTTGGCTTGCCGGGTGGGTAGCAGCGGGGAATAAGGTCGAAGAGCGTTGATGCGCATTCTGCTTATTGCGCCGCGCACCGATTTATATTTTGCCGATGCTGAGGTGCAAGCCATTCTGCGCAGTGGGCTAGCGGTGACACCCCGACTAGGGGAGGTGCGTCATGCTGATGTGCTGGCCGACATTGACACCGACGAGTACGACGTGTTTTGGTTCTGCGGTCATGCGACGAGCGAGGGCCTGCTTCTATCCGATGGGCCATTGTCTATCGAGGAATTGACACCGATGATCCGGGAGCGTTTTTCGTTGGTTGTTCTTAACTCCTGCGACAGTCGGGATACGGCGCTGATGCTGCAAAATGAAACAGAGGCGACAGTAATAGCGACTGTCCTAGACGCCCCCGACCGTCTTGCTTTTTCTACAGGCGCGCTATTCGCCAGAGAGTTAGCAACATCCGGCGACATTCTTACAGCTTTCCACGCAGCGCGGCCGGGCAACAACCGAGTGTATGTGTGTTTAGCCGGAGCAGTGAAAAAAGTGACAACGACCTCTTCAATCGACGAGCGCCTTGACCGATTGGAGATGGCGCAACAGCAAATGCGAGCGACGCTGGCGCGTATTGTCAGCCTAATGGATGGTGACCCCTCCTATCGTATCGTGGGGATGCCCGACCAACTAGCCGCCTATATCAAGGCGAATGAGGATTGGAAGGTCGCAACAGAGCGACGCATTGTCACAAACGAGGGGCGAATTGGCTATTTGGAGAGCCTTGGCTATTTGGAGAGCCATCGAAACACAATTGTTTTGTCCCGGTCAGCAGCGATTTTCTTACTGATCATCGGCTCACTATGTTTAATCGTTGCGTTTTGGGTGCTGACATGGTTGCAGCGTGCGGGGTGATGACATGCTCTATTATCTGCTGGCGAGTTGTTATTTTCTCGCCTTTGTCGCAGCAGTGCTCAAGATTTTTCGATACCTGGCCGATTTTCGGCGATTCGGTCAACCATTCTATTTGGCAGGCATCCCGGCGAACATTGCGTTGGCCGTAGCGTTAGTGCTGCTCATCGTGGGGAGTGGGCCAGATCCCATCTGGCGTACAGCCGCTAGCGCCTTTGTCGTTCGTCTTGCCATCGCCTTGTGGGCAATTTTTAGTTTGTTATTTGAACTTTTTTATGGGCGCACCTATGTTGTCATTGTGCCCAGGGAGGAAGAGTGAAATGAAACTACCAGGGATCATCTATAGTCTACTTTTGGCCATCGGTACATGGGCCGTCGATTACTTTACATCGGGTGCGGGTGCGGGATTCCCGTGGGCGCCTGTGCTGGTGGCGGCTGTGCCGATTATCATCAAATTGCTTGTCCCAGGGGATGACACGCCAGAGGCGACGGCGCGCGCCATGGGCCACGCACGCAGCTATGCTAGTCGTGTACTGTGGGGGTAAAAATGGATAATCAGTACCACGAGGATTACAAGCGCTGGCTACGTCATTATGAGCCGGGCGAATATGCGGAGTTGTACGGGGAAAAGCGTAGTTGGTGGCAGCGCCTTGTAATACGGCTGCGCTGGTGGTAAATGGCAATTGTCGTTGAGCAGACCGTCACCGGGACGACCGCTGACCAAGCCAATTTCACCCTGACCAGTTGGACACCGGGCAGCAACGAACTATGTTTGCTGTTTGTCTTTCAACGCGAGGAAACAATTACCCCCACAGCCAGCGGGAACGGGTTGACTTGGGTAGAAATTACATCGGTCGATAATGCCCAGGGGCAGAATGGCATGTCTGTATTCCGGGCTCTGGGGGCAAGTCCCTCTACCGGGCAAATCACCGTCACGCTCACCGGCAACACGACCTCGGCGATTGGCATCGCGTGCCGGCTGTCGGGTGTGGACACCTCCGGCACCAACGGCAGTGGAGCGGTAGAGGCGAACGCCACCAACGCTGGACCACCTGTTACCGACGACGACGACATGATCGGTACCGTCACGACCGTGACGGCAAACGCGGTCGCCATCATGGGTGGCTGTACCCGCAACGTTACCTTCACGACGCCCGGTGGACAAAGCGAAGCGGCGGCCAACATCACTGCCGGTAGTGGTGGCTCTACCATCAAGGGGAATGTTGTCTACAAAACTGTTGTCACCCCAGCCGAAACCACGCTCGGTGCGCTGAACGACCTATCCGGCGTCAACGACTGGTGTACGATCACGCTATCTGTCAAGCCGGCGTCGAGCGGGGCCAGTGGCGAAGCGGCGATTACCCTGGGCGCAGTGACGAGTAGTGCGACGGGTACGGTAGCGATTGCCGGTGCGGCATCACCGACGCTCGGCGCAGTGACAAGTAGTGCGACGGGTACGGTGGCAATTGCCGGTGCGGCAGCGATTACCTTGGATGCTGTCACGACCAGTGCCGCGGGTACGGTGGCCGTCGTAGGCGATGCGGCTATCACGTTAGGTGCGCTGACCGGTAGCGCCGCGGGTGCTGTCGCTATCGTAGGCGAAGCCGATGTTGCTCTGGGCGCATTGTCGGCCAGTGCCGCGGGTACGGTGGCGATTGCGGGCGATGCGGCAATTACCCTAGCCGCACTGACCATTACCGCTGAGGGGGCAGGCGGCTTTAACGGCGAAGCGACGATCACCCTGGCCGCTTTGTCACTGGCGTCTGACGGCGTAGTACCTGTCGTGGGTGCGGCGACGATTACACTCGATAGCGTCGCACTTTCCGCAGCGGGCGGAGTGGCAAACAATGGCGCGGCGGCGATAACCCTGGAACCGCTGACCGACGAAGCAAGCGGCGCCGTTGCGATAACGGGTGCGGCGGCGCTTACCCTAGATGCGCTGACCGTCACCGCTGAGGGCTATTCGTCGTCCGACTTTGTGGGCATGGCAGATATCGCGCTTGCGGCGCTGACCATCAGTGCAACCGGCGAGATTCCGCTAAATGGACAAGCAACCATCATCCTGGGGGCGCTTGTTGCGACGGCGGCGGGCGGCGTCGCCATTGTCGCCGGTGCGACGCTGGCGCTTGATGCCCTGACCGTCAGTGCGACAGCGGAAGCGCCCATCACCGGCGCTTTGGCAAAAACGCTTGACGATCTGTCGCTGGTAGCCACGGCGCAAAACCCGGTAGTGGGCAGTGCATCGATTACGCTCGACGCACTGCAACTCACGGCGACGGCGGGCGGCGGGCCGATTACCGGATCGGCCAGTATCACTTTGGGGATTATGACGTTATCCGCGGCGGGTGTGGTTGTTGCGCTGGTGGCCGTCTATGGCACGGTGCACGGCGTTTCACCTGCCGGCACGGTAGAAGGCATGTTCGTTTCAGGAACAGTAAAGGGAACGTAGTTGCAAAATAACGCAAAATGCGGTATAATTGCGTTATGGATAATAAACAAGCAACTAGCATTCGCTTGACGCCAGAAGCGAAGAGCTTAATCAAAGAACTGGCAAAGAAACTGGGCGTATCCCAGGCCGCTATTATGGAAATTGCGATTCGACGATTGGCCGAAAGCGAAGGCGTTCGACAAGAGGAGGATCGTAATGGCAAAGAAGCTTGATTTAATCGGACAGAAGTTTGGTAAATTGACAGTCATTTCTACCGCTGGTCATCTTATAGGAAGAAAGAAGACAACTAGGGCATGGCTTTGTCAGTGTGAGTGTGGGAATACTACAGTCGTAGGTACAAATGAGCTTACCGGTGGAAACACTACGACATGTGGTTGTGGTCATAGCATTGATGAAACCGGCAATAGATATGGAAGATTATTAGTCATTGGTAGAGGTGACAAGCCCAATGGGCAAGGCGCCAGTTGGCTTTGCCGATGTGATTGTGGAAAGGAATTTGTCACCAGAGGATCTGCTTTGCGTAGCGGTGTATCTGCGAGTTGTGGTTGCTCGGCAACAGAAAAACTTAGAGCGGCAATTATGTTGCCGGAAGGTGTTGCCGCCATGAACCAGATTATCAGAAGAACTAAGAGCAATGCTCTTGAGAGAGGTTATGAATATAATCTTTCAAGAGAGCAACTAATCGAACTTATGGGGCAAGACTGTCACTACTGTGGAGCAAAGCCATCTAATCGAAGTCGTCACCCTGAGCAGAACGGCGAGTTTATTTACAACGGAATTGACAGAGTGGATAACAGTAAAGGATACGACATGAGCAATGTTGTCCCATGCTGCAAGCATTGTAACATAGCGAAGCGAGATCGGTCTGCTTCTGATTTTCTTAAGTGGATAGAACAAGTGTATCGGTATTCTGTTTTAGAGGAAAGGTAATCCTAAAATGAGTGTTCAATTAAGCGTCAGTGTGAGAAACGCTCGCCTTGACGCAATCGAAACAGCAATCGGAACGTCGGCGGTATTGAAAATTCGCACGGGCGCCCAGCCGGCAGATGTGGCGACCGCCGACAGCGGCACGGTACTGGCGACCCTCACCCTGCCGTCGGACTGGCTAGCCGCGGCGAGCAGTGGCAGTAAAGCCAAGTCCGGGACTTGGCAGGATACATCGGCAGATGCGACTGGCACCGCTGCTCATTTTCGGATTTATGCCAGCGATGGAACGACGGCGCATATCCAAGGCAGCGTGACGGCGACCGGCGGTGGCGGCGATCTAACGCTTGACAATACCTCGATTGCCAGTGGGCAGAGCGTAACGATCACGTCCTTTAGTTTGACGGACGGAAATGCATAGGTGGATTTATGGCACTAGCGCAGGCGATCCAGGAGGCGTTGCGCCCATCGCAGATTATTACGTGGACGCGCGGCGACGGCACGCCAGAGAATTTGAGCGATGCAACGCTAACCGGCAAAATCCGGGACAATCCAACAGGCATTGTGCGAGAAATCGCCGGGACATTGACCGTGACCGACGGGCCGTCCGGCATTTTCACCTGGGAATATCACGCAGACGACGTGGCCGATGCGGGACGATTCATGGTGCAGTTCACAGCGTCCTTCGCGGACGATCCGACTCCGGCGCGCACGATTGCGACGGAATGGTTTGTGTACGAGGCGTTTTAATGGCAAAGGCAAAATCGCAAAAACCGGCTGATAACTGGAAAGAAATTTTTCTCGCGGCGCTGCTCAAATCGAGCA